AGACCGAACTGTGAAATAACATTTCCTGTTTTTTCTATTGCCCCTTCTTTCTTTCTTGCTTCTATGAATTTTTCTTGATTTTGTGTCATAGTTTCAACCGTGGCATATCCTTGTTCTTTTGCAATTTTTGTTATTGTATTATATAAATTTTCAAGTGATGGTTCGCAGTTCATTACTAAATATTCAAGAAAATTTCTACCATTAACCTTATCATTTTTATACGATAAAAGAAGTTTATTAACGACAAGCCCCATCATCATTTTATTTCTTTTAACACTTTCATATTTGTCATACTTAAAAACAAAATTCATTACCATTTCTGGAGTTATTTGATTTACAGCAAAGTTTGCCGAATCGACTGTCGATATTAGATATAAATCTTCGTCTTTAAATAAATCTTTTGGTGAAATTGTTTGAGAAATTGTTTCAACATTGGACCTTGCGTGTTTAAAACTTGTCGCAGTATCGTCTTCGACACCGGATTGACTATCGTGATGGTCTGTATGAATAACAAACATTGGTTTACCGTGTGCAAAATCAACTAAGACCGGCATAATGTTCCCTTCACCTTCAGGTTTTTTTATTGCAAATTCTTTTGACCCGTACTGTATTACTTCACAATCAACAACATCAATACCATTTTGTTCCAAATAGTTTTTCATGGCTATTGCCGTTGTAACACCATCTAAATCTTGATGAAAATAAATTTTAGCCTTTGGGTATCTTTTTGCAATATCATTAATATCTCTAATACCTGATTCTTTAATCATCATTCTAAATTGACTTTCAGTTATAATAATTTTCATAAATAAGTTTCTCCAATATTTGTTAATTCTTCAGAAGAATATTTATCGCCATTTTGTTTTTTTCCTCCATTTGTAACTTCCCAACCAATCATTCTGTTAATAATACTTTGTTGTATCCATTTGTCAGTTAGAGGATTTCCAAGTCTGTAATTACTTTCTTCAGGATTATTATAAAAATAAAGTTGTTTACCAATATCCCAATATGCCCAACTTTTACTCATACCCGCAGCGCTTATTTCTTTATTTACTTTGGTTGTCATCAAATTTTTGAACCTGTCAACTAAATTATTTACCAACGATTCAATTTCATTTGGGTTTTCTTTTGATAATGCTTCGGCGTATTTTTTCATACTTTCACTGGGTTCTGCAGTATTAAATCCAACATCACTGTAGTTTAATTTTGATATGTATTGGTCAGGACCGCTCGTTGGTTTGTTTTTTTTGATGTTTGGTTGATTAGTTTCAAAATTTGAGGTTATTTTATTCGCACTAGCTATTCTTTTTAATCTATAAACCCTTTCTTTTAGTCCTGGTATTTCGTCAACAATTTTATTTACTTTGTCCCAATTTATGGGTTTATCATAGAGTAGTATATCAGAACGCAAATCTAAATCATAACATTGATTTTCAGACCCCCCATTAAGAAGACATAACGCTTGTTTCATTTCCAAGTACCGTTGATTTCCAGTTCCCCAAAAATGTTTACGTACATAATCTATAAACTTGAAGTCTCTTCTAAATAAATTTATTAATTCATCAATGGACTTGGCTTCTTCTATTTTTTCATAAACAAAAATTCTTTCCCCAGCATCAATAGATTCTTGTCTTAGTTCTAAATATTTTCCCCCATTATTCATTTGATTTACAGCATCCTCATGTGATGTATTTTTAACATATTCAAACCAATTATCTATAATTTTTTTATCCTCTTCTTTAGTTTCACAAATTCCCATGACTTGTTTAATTCTTAAAATTTGTTCGTTGAGGATTGTATTCATAACAATAAATATACTATAAAACAAAAATCCCCACTATAATGGTGGGGTTTCTTGTAGAGTTTCTAATGTTTTGAAGTATTCAACTCTTGTTCTTGCGATATTTGTATAATTTTCACTTAGTTCTATTCCCAACCACCTTCGGTCAAGTATTTGTGCGGCCACTAAACTAGTACCACTACCAGCGAATGGGTCCATAACTATATCGTTCTTGTAGGATAGTATTTTAATCGCTTTGGTTGGAATGTCCATCGAGAACGTTGCCTTGGTGAGTGATTTAGTATCTGCAAAGTAATTCCACTGACCAAACACAAGTTCCATAAACTCTTTCTTATCCTGTTCTTCATATACATTTTTAGTTCTTACTATACCATCTTTATTTTCAACCTCAGTTGGTGTTCCTATCCATTGCGGTTCTCCTTTAACTTTTTTAATATGATGTTTTTTATATGCTAAAATAACACACTCTTTTGGGTTGTAGATATAAGGTGATGATGGGCTCATCCAAGAACCCCAAGCTGTAGTTTTACTTCTATGTGGTGATTGTTCTTCAAGGTCGACAATACCAAAAAAACCAAATCCAATTTCTTTCATGATTTGCCACATTTCAGAAACAAAGAAAATACGTCCACCTTTTTTTTGTCTGTTGATTTCATAGGGAATGTTCAAAGCGATACGTCCATCGTCTTTTAATAATCTATATGTTTCAGACAACCAAGACTTAGCAAATTCAACATACTCTGTGAACTCAACATCATCTTCATGTACGTCATAATCAATTCCCACACCATATGGTGGACTTGTAACAACCAAATCAATACACCCTTCTGGTAATGTCTTCATTACCTCAATACAATCTCCATTAATTATTCTTCCTGTTTCTATCATTTTAAAATATCATTTTTATTACTTCACTAACTAAAACCCTTGTCATCATTAACCAAAATAAAATTATACATCCCGCAATAATTCTATATCTTCTTTCTATGTTTTTTTTTAATTTTCATACCAATTCTGCTATTATTTGTGCTAATTTATATCCTGTAAATGCCCCTGCCGCCGCCGAACCAGGTAGGACAACAAATTTACCTAACATGGTTTCATATTTTTTTCTATTAACAATGTAAGAAATCAATACGTAATAAACAATATAGTTAATTAAAACCATAAAGTCCAGTTCTTTTGCCGCAAAAACTACTATTGAATTACCTAAAAATCCCCACATAAAATTTATAAGGGTTTCTCTTAATAATTCGTTTGGTGTTGTAAGAGCGTCCCAAACATTTATTTCTTTATCAAAACCTGTTTTCTTTTTCAAGCGTTTCGATGTGGTGTTGGAGGTACCAAAGAGCCTTTCTGAGGTCTTCAAGTTCTTTATCTTTTCTTTTTTTTCCTGCACGTGATATATATTTTACTGTATTTCCTAAACTAAATCCCAAATCCCAAGCATCAATAACTTTGATTGCTTCGTATGTGTTTTCTGAACCTCCATAATGTTCTGGATGGTTTACCTGTTCTTTATTTTCCATTCTATTTCCAAAATAATTGTATTATTAAAATTCCTATTGCTAAAATTAAACAAACTATGGTTTTAAGTGTTAGTGGTTCTTTAAAAATTAACCAACTTAACCATGTAAAAACAACTGCTCCAACACTAAACCCAATCAACCTTGAAGGCCACATTTGACCATTAAACGCTATTATCATATTTTTTACAGAATAAATAAATAACATAGATATTGGTATACCCATCATTACTGTTAACCAATAATTATTTTTTATCCATTCATATTTAAAAGGTCCTTGAAGTTGGAAGAATGTTCCAATTTGGGCTAAAAAACCAAAAACTATCTCCACTAATAACGCCCATCCATTAACCATTATTCCTCTTCTCTGTATTCTTTTAACAACTCTTCATTTGTAACTGTTCCGTATTTACCGCTCAGTTCATCTACGTTTATTTTGGTATTCATTTTCATGGTAATCTCCATTAATGTTTCTGTACTTTTAAGTGATTTTATAATTTCTAAAACAACTTTATATGAATCAGCGTTAGATGCCGGTCTTCTATCTTCAATATACCCTTTCCAATTTTCGGCGGTTGATTTTGGGATTCTAATTGATGCCCCTCTATCACCAATACCATAACTATATTTTTCAATTGATTGTGTTTCGTGTTTTCCTGTAAGTCTCAAATTATTTTCGGAACCGTAATTTTTAATATGGTCATGATGTCTTGAACCAAATGTATTGAAAATTGCTTGAAAATATTCATAACCACCAAGTGTTCTCATTCTTTCATTTGAAAAATTGGTATGCATCCCTGAACCATTCCAATCACCTTTAATTGGTTTTGGGTGTAAAATTATTTCATAGTTGTACTTTTCTGAAAGTCTATGTAAAAAATATCTTGTCATCCATAAATCATCGGCAGCCTTCAAACTTCCTTTAGAAAAAACTTGGTATTCCCATTGTCCTAATGCGACTTCAGCATTAATACCTGTTATTTCCATACCATACATTAAACATAACGCCATGTGTTCCTCAGCAAAACCCCTTCCAACAACATTATGTCCAACTCCACAATAATATTTTCCTTGGGGTTCTAAATGTGGGGTTTCGTGGCCTAAGATATTATTTGTTTTTGAATTTTTAATAAAATATTCTTGTTCAAAACCAAACCACAAATCTTCTTGGTTTTCAACTTTTGACCTAATGTTTGATTCGTCGGGTGTGCCGTCTGAATTTAATACTTCACATAAAACATATACCCTGCTATTTTCTAAAGGAAAAGATTTTTGAGTATAATATCTTACAGGTTTTAATATTTTATCTGAATTTTCTGTGTTTGCTTGATTTGTTGATGACCCATCGAAACTCCATTCTGGAAATTTGAACTCATTCACATTTGTATTAATTTCTTCAACTTTTACTTTACTTCTAAGGTTTGGTTCTGGAGTATATCCATCTAACCATACATATTCTAAGGTTACTTTCATTTATTTTTATTTATATATTCAATTATTGTTTTTTCATTTGCCCCATCCTTGAATAATCTGTAAACTTCTTCAGAAAACTTATCCGTTATAAAAAGTGCATCTGCTTGAAGATACTCAATTATATGATGTTGATTTTTTAAAATTTGTTCTTTGTTAAGAAATCTTTTATTAAATCCCATTACTCTTTTTACTTTTTAAGTTTAACAAAAAGGTTCTCACTTGGTTTCCTAAATCTAAGTCATTGGGATACTTTTTAACCATACTTTTAATCTCTTTAATGATTTCTTTTTTCTTCATATCAATAGTATAGTTTATTGAATTGTTTTTGTCAAATTAACCTTATTTATAATTTTAGATTGTTGTATAAAGTTTAACAATTTTCTTTTGGTCAAAGGAATCAATGTCTCATTGAATGGAAAATTATCGTCGTGATTTACTTTGAATAGTATAAGTTCTCTATGAACTTCTTCACTGCTTAAATTTTTAATTAAAGTTTTTTTGTTTTCAAATAACTCTGGAGTAATTTCTTGGTTTTCAATCTCACATATTTTTTTAATGTAGCATTTAACATCAGGAAAATTCTTTTTTATTTCTTTAATTACAAATTCGTATAAGTAATTTTTTTCTTTGTTTTTAATTATAAAAAGTCCTTGTTTGCTTTCAATTTTTTTTGAGTTGTTTAGTACAGTTAATGAAATACTATCATTCACCAACTCCCAAATTGCTTTTGCGTGGTCAAAAAAGTTTTGTAATTTCTCTGATGAATATTTGCTTATTCTATATAATTCTAAGATTTCTTGTCCAGTCATTGGTGGTATTTCTTGACTAACTAAATCTGATAATAAAATTTCTTCGTCTTTTTCTTTTAATTTTTTTGTCAATGACAAATATTGACCTTTTTGTAATACTAAATTTATATTAGCCAAATGAAGTGACAACAATTGAAAATTTGGATAAAGTTTAAAATCGTTTAACTCTTTTTCAATTTTTTGTAAATACCCTAATAAAATATATTGTTTGTGTTCAAAATCTACTGGCTCTTGAAATACCCAATTTGTCTCCATGTATAAAAAATAAGAAAAATATGTTGGTCAGTAAATAAATTAATTATATCTCATTATAATAAATGTCTTTCCATTTACATCAATTTCATCGTGGTCACCGTCATAACTACCTAAAATATCCCCCCAACTATCACTATTAATTATATAATCTATTACAGCCTCCGTATCAACATAATAAAAAATTTCATTTTTGTCGAATCCTTGGTCGTTTAAAAATGAAACAAATTCATCTTCATTATCGTCAACATAAGATTCAATTGCTGATTCTATTTCGTCTTGGTTGTAATCACCTTCTGGATTTTCTTCAACGTCTTCTATTAGTTGTGTTATATCATCAATTTCGTCTTGGATGCTATTTTCGGTTTCTTCATCTAAATCTTCATTATTTATTCTTTGTTCTAATTTTTCAATTTTTTGTTTGTATATATTTACAATTTTTTCTTGTTGTTGTGTTAAATCTTTTTTAATTCCCCAATTTTCAGGGTCATCATAAATTGATTCTGATATATAATCACTTAAAAAACCTCTAACCGACTCATTATCTAAATGGTCTTCCCAAACCCAAGAAGCAAATGCTTCATATCCAAGTTCATCTATTCTCCCCTCGATTGAACGTCTAGCGGCACTTTCTATTTCGTCTTCACTATATACCATCCATTCTGTGTCTCTATCATCCTCACCTAACCAAGTAAAAAAACCACCACCATAATGTGTGTATTTTTCAGGATAAATAAAATATTTGTCCTCAAGAACTTCTTCCTCACTAACGCCATCGTCATAATAAGACAATTTACGTTGATTTTCTAAATGTTCGTATAATGCCTCTGTTTGGTAGGATATTTTTTTTCCATTTTGAATATTCCAATCGTTTTTCTTTCTTAGTTCATCTAAATAATTAAGTTTTTCTTGAAGTATTTTTTGTTGTCTTATATAATATCTTTTACTATTCCAGTCTCTAAAGTTTTTAGCCTTACTTTCATCAAAAACATCAACGTTACTATAACTAATATCTAAATTACCTTCAATTTTAGAGAGTGAATCAAGATTTTTAATTTCTTTGTCGTATTGTAAATCTAAATCACCGGTGATTATAATATCTTTATTTTTGTAATATTTTTTTAGTAATGCAACATCACTATTGAAATAGGGCAAATTTTCTTTAAAGTCTTCAGGTGAAATCCTTATAACATTTTCAATCTGTTCATAAATGACCCTTTTTATGATTTTTTCTAATGACATATGTTATAAATATATTACAAATTTAGTTTATGGCTTATATGAAAGTTTTAGTAATATTTAATTAGATATTTATACTATATGAATGCAGGAATATATAAAATAGGAAACTTAGTTGATGGTAAAACCTATATAGGTAGTTCTGTTAATGTTCATGCCAGAAAATACAAACATTTTTGGATGTTGCGTAATAATAAACACGACAATAGTCATTTACAAAATTCATATAACAAGTTTGGTGAAGAAAACTTTACATTCGAAATTTTAGAACTATGTAATTCAATAGAATTAATTCAGTTAGAAAATAAATATATTACAATTTTTAAATCAAACGAATCTAATTTTGGTTACAACTTAGCGACAGTTAATGAATTTAGAAGGAACACGTACAACGACGAAGTTAAAAATAAATTGTCAAAATATAATCAAAAAAAGAATGGTAATTTTGAAAGATTTGTTTTGATTAATATTTATAATAAAAATGAGTTTGTTTTTGACAATTTAGTTGATGGAGCAAACTATTTAATTGAAAATGGGTTTGCTAAAGGAAAACATAGAAATGTTAGAATGAAATTGTCAAATTCACTTAGAGGTAAGAAAGTAAATAATGGTTATAATGGTTCTATTAGAAAAACTTGTTATAAACATAAATTTAAAATAATAAACTAAATAAAAATAAAGATTATGTCAGGATGCGGATGTAAAAACAACCAAACACAAACTCAAACTCAAACACAGACTCAAACTCAAACACAGAGTCAACAAAACACACAGTCTGTTAAGAGTGCAGTTACAAAAATTGTTGAAAAGTATTACAACAAAAAATAATTACTATTTAACTAAATTTTTTTTTTACATAAGATTGTAAAAATAAAAAGTTAAATATTAATAATGTCACAAATTGAAATTAATAATCTTTTAGATGGAAAAAGATTATGCAACACACTAGCAAATATTCTTGTAAACAAATTCGAAGAAGTAACTCCTGGATGTAAGACTGAATTAACGGTTTTTAATCACAGGAGTTTTTTCATTGTTAATGGTTTTACCACAGCCAAACAAACTGTTAATATTCTTGAAAGTTTTAGAAACTATTTAAGTGAATTTAAAGATAGTAGATATGAAACGGTTAAAGTAATTGACATTATTAATTTTGTTGATGTATTAAAAACAAACCCTATCAATTTGAATTTTAATTTTGATAAATTATCAAAGAAAATAGAAAAAAGTCTTTTGGGGTTTGTTGATAATTTTTTTGACAGTGGTGTAAAAATTAATATAAAACTTGACTACAATAATAAAATTATTCTTTTCAATTCTGATTCCGATAATAATGTTTTAAGTAATGTTTTAAGGTTAAATTATCCAAATTATAAATTAATTGAATTTAATTTTGAAAATTTAGAGTATCATTCTGAAAGAAAATATGGTTTATCTAATGGTATTGAGAAATACTATAGTTTTTTAGGTAATTATATTTCTAACCATATTTTTGCAAAATCACTATCAGACAATTTAAGTTTTTCAATTTATAGTGATGAATTATATAGCAACATTGATTCAGAAAATATCATTTTTAAAATTAATAATGATAATCATGTGGTTAAAACTGAATGGATGGAATCAATGATTTTAGATGTATTTCCATTTGATGAAAAATCTTTATCTGATACTTTTGGAAATAAAAATATCGAAGAAAAAATAGAAGAGTTAGATTTACTAAACGAGATTATTTTATTCTGATAAATAACTATTCGCTAAATTGAAGGCTTCTGTAATGTCTTGGTAATCATCATCAGGAGCCAACAATTTAACGTCACTATAGTTTTCGCCAGATTTATCTAATGTCATGAATATCATTGCAGGAACAAATTCATTTTTTTTTGCACTTACAAATTCTTCATACTCATCAGAATATTCAAAAATATCTCTATCGATAAATGCTACTTCATTATTTTGAAATAATTCTTTCAAATCTGTACAATGTGGACACCCTTTCATTGTAAATAAAACAATAACTTTCATATATTATCTATTGTAAAAAATTTATTTAAACCAACCAAAAGAATATCTATTCTTGATAAATCATCAGTCAGAATGTTTATTTTGTATGTTGATTCATTTTCAACTTTTTGGAAATAAATTAGTACTTGGTTTTTACTCCATCTAATAACTCCCTCTAAATAATAATGTTTTTGGTCAAATAAGGAATTGGACCATACCACAGTACCTTTTTCCATTAAAGTTGTTAATCCTTGAGAAGTTATATTTCTAGTTTTTACGGAGTTGGGTCTTATACCACTCTCAAATAAAGTATTGAAAGTATCATATACATAAGAAGGTACAAACTCGATTTTATCCATAGTAAATAAAATAAATATATTATTATGGAAGTAAATCTTCTACAAAGTCCAAATGTTGATAATCTTGATGGTATAAAATATCATTTTGCCAATTCTGTAGTTCGGGAGTTGGGTAATTCCAATGTGGGGTCATTGCAATTACTTTAGTCCCATCATGTTCCAAACTTTTAAATGTTGCCTCTTGTTCCACAGTTTTACCGTTACGATACTTTTTAACCATCCTTGGTAATTTTAAAGTTCCGAGTTTGTAAAGTAAGTTAATATTTGCAAGTTGAATTTTAGCAACTTGTGAAAACTCTAATGATGGTGTTTCATTAAATCTAGTCCTTTCTTGAACATTTAATATTTCATCTATTTTATATCTATATTCCACAGTTATTCTATCATCACCATCGGTTGAATCTTTACGAATTGAGAATATTAAACAATCCGGTCTTTCTGAATACCCACGAACACAATTTCGTTGGTGTTGTGATTCTTTTTCATAGTCCATAGTCTTTCTTAAAAGAACAGGATAATAAGTTTCACCTTGGTGTTCAATGGGTGTTTCTAAACTATCAACATCACCATAGAATCTTTCAACTTCACCTTTTCTGTACGATTGTAAAAGACGACTAAACTCCTCATGTTCTAAATTAAAACTACTAATGTTTGTGAATTTAAATTTAACATCTTCACCAAGATTTATTAAATCTTTTTTCATCACTAAATGGTCAATTAAAGTTCTCCATTTATAATGGTCAAAATATGGCATCAAATCTAAAATTCTATCTTTTTCTTTTGGAGTTAAAGGAACTAATGTTCTACCCAAGAAATATTGATTAAATTGTTCTTTATCTGAATAAAAACATTCATAAGACCCGCCCATTCGATTCATTTCTATTGGCATTGTCTCATCACCATAGTATGATTCAAATACTTTGTTTTCAATTTTGTTAAACCTATCAATTCCCAAAAGATTATATGTTAGATACAATCTATCAAAATCAATCCATTCCATTTCATTAAAAATGTGTTTAACTTTTGACCCTTTTAAATTTAGTTTTTTCATTATTGAATCAACCAAATTCATATTTGATGATTTTAAATCTTTCTTTGGAATAAAAAAATAAGTGAATTTTTTCCAACTGTTTGGAATTTTAATACCGTTAACCAAATAGTATGTAAGACTATAAAATGACTCCGGTGAATCCCACTTAAAATCCTGTGGATTTTCAATTCCTAATTTATCCCATATTTTTTCTAAAAAGAAAATAAAATGATTTTCAGGTTTTACGCTTTCATCAACATGAACACTTCTTAAAAAACTTTGAACCGCAACATAAGTTGGATTAACTTTCATGCGAGCTCCCATTTTTTGTTTTTTCTTTGTGATAAATGTTCCTGAGTAGAACAATTTAGTTTTGAAATTAAATGAAAAATATTCTGTTGTTTTTCTTTCAACAAAAAACTTACCTCCGACTCTTCTTTGCTTTGTATATAATTGATACTTTAAGGAAATTTTATTTTCACTTTCTTCAATAAAAAATCTATATCTTATTCTAAATACTGACGCGCAAGGGTTGCCATAATGTTTAACAAAATCATCCTCAGAAAATAGTTGGGTGTCTGTGTAAAACTTTTCTTTGTTTTTTGTAAAATGAACTGACTCATAACTGTTATTATGTTTTGAGTCAATATCACAGAAGTTTTTATAAAGTTCAACTCTGTAATTCTTTTTTTCAATAAACTTATGAAATGTTTTTCCTTCTACTTCTAACATAGTACAAAGATAAATAAATTTTGGAAATTAAAAAACTAATTCAATGAAATTTTTCCCATATGGTGGTCCATAAAATTGGAAACCACATTATTTAAGGTGTTTTTTTTAACCTTATTTTGAATTTCTAAAATCACCTGAATCATCTGATTTCTTGTTGGTGCTATTTCTTTTTCTTCTTTTTGGTTTTTTTCGGCAATTTCTCTAATTTTTTGATAAAACTTTGAGCCGTCATTGTCACCAATTAATAGCTTGAGTTGGTCAGGGTTTTGTGTAAAAAACTTGACAAGGGTTGTCATGTAAATTTCTATATCGACATTATTCATATGACAAATTTAATAAAAATAATTTATTCAGTAAAATTATTAAACAAAAATATGTAAGTCAGATTCTTCAGGTAAATCTCGTAAATCTTCAGGTAATGCGTTTGAATTACTATTTTTTAAATTAATAATAGACAACTTAGGAAGGTCTTTAATACAGTCTGGTAATCTCTGTAAATTAGGATTGTCAGGTAGTGATAAAAACTGTAACTTAGTCAAATTACATACTGCCGGTGGTATTGTAGCGACACAACCAACAAAGTGAATTGCTGTTAAATCTGTAAAATTACCAATAGTATCAGGTATATTTAAATCCAATTTTGAACTTTTAGCAATAAACTCAAGTCTTGTTATGTTTTTAGGTAATGTTGTGAAAAATTCATCAAACCCATAAAGTGCAATAAATTTAGATGCTGAATCACTTGGATATTGTACAGAAACTTTTGTTCCTCCTGCAGTAGATAAACCTTTCATAAACTCAAATTTAAAGTATTCTTTCAAACCTTCTTCATTAGTATTCAAAAAGTCAACCAAATCAATTTGTCTATCTGCTGGGTCCATAAACTGATTAGATGGGAAGTGGAATTGGTACCTATATGCTGGAAGTCCAGAAACTTCACCATATTCTTTATCGGCAGTATACTTCATTCCTGAATTTGGTATAACCACATATAAAGGTCCATCCTTGATGTATCTATCAAACCAAGTAAGACCTGGTGATGATGTACACCATCTTGTTTCGCCTTTACCAGGTTCTTGATATGAACCTCCGTAGAAACATGCCGCATCTTTACCTAATTTACCGGTGTCTGAAATTCTTGCAACTGTCCAATTTTGACCTCTATACACAATGTCAGCTCCAGGGTGTGCGTAAGTTTTAGATGCCTCTTTCTTTTCAGTTGCACTTGCTTTAGTTTTTTCTAAACTAAAATCTTTAACATAATCATATAATGTCTCAGGTGTTAATTTATTAATATCTCTAGCATCTTGAGGTAGTCTATTTTTAAATCTTTCAAACTTTTGTAAGTCGCCAGTTACTTTATACAAGTCTTCTAAGAATAAATCTTGATACTGTTTAAGTGCTGATTTATATTGTCCTGATTGTGGGTCAGAAACCATTAGTGGGTGGTCTGATGGTAATTTAGGTGTCACAAAGTTTTTCAACAACCACTGAGCGTACTTACCAATTTTTACCTTTTCCATATCTTCAGGTTTTACTGAATCAATATCCATACCTTCAGGAACTCTTGTTGTTGGGTCGGCAGCAATTAATGCAAATAAAGTTTCAAAAGGCATAATACCTTTTTGCCCTCTTTCTTTTGGTTTAACAAATTTGTCAAATAAAACTTGAAATCTTGAACTTTCAACTATTATGTCTCGTAATATATTAGTAAATCTAATTGCCATCTTTTTAATTTTATATATAAATATTGCAAATTTTGAAAAAAATAAAACTTAGTAGTTCATAATGAGTAATTCTTCACCCATATTTTGTTTCTCTCCTTTCTTGGCTGCAGCTGCTTTTGCAAACTCTTTTTTAACCCAAGTGTATTGGTCTTCAGGAAACCACTGATGCAATAAGTCAAAATCGTAATATGATAATGAAAACTTACCTTGGACATTATGTAAACCATTTGCCAATCTTTCGTGGTCTTGTCTATCAAAATCATGATTAGAGTAGTAATTCTCAGTTTTCCAGTAAGGTGGGTCCAAATAAATGTAAGTGGATGGTGAGTCATATTTGTTAATGACATCGGCAAAATCCATATTTTCAACATCAGTAATTTTTAAAAAATGGTCTACCCAATCAGGTTTTGACAACTTATCTCTAAAGGTAAGATATTTTGATTTATATTTACCTTTTAAGTCAATAAAGTTGGATGTTTCAGGTTTGGACCCACTAAATACTTGTGTTAGAATATAAACGTATTTAGCCGCCACCTCATAATCGCCAGGTTCTACGCTGAAACCTTGATTAAAAACTTCAGCCTGAAAGTTGATAAATTGTTGTTTATAAATTTCAGGAGTAATGTCCACACCTTGTTTTTGACAATCAATAGAGTTGATTGCCCTTAACAATTCAGTAGGGTTTTGAACACACTTGAATAGATTATAGTTCAGTGGATTAAAATCATTATAAACCACTTTTTTAAGATTTGGGAACTGTTTTAGGTCCATATTATAGAAACACCAAAACATCCCTCCAAAAGTCTCTAAATAGACTTCCATATCTTTATCATAGAAAGGGACTATCCACTTTCCAATTTTACTCTTACCTCCAATATAACTTAACATATTTCAAATATAGTTTTTTTGATATTTATTTTCAAATGATTAATACATAAATTATAGGTATGAAAAAAGAAAAAGCAACAGAAGTAGAGTGTAGTATTTGTAAAAAAGGTATGTCCAACTCTCAAATTTGGATTACTATTTTGGCGGTTTACATGTTAATCGCAGCTGTCTACGGAACAATAGAAATCGTTAAAAATATAATGTCTTTATTTTAATATATTATTAATTTGTTCTCTTTGTTCGTTAGTTAAAGTCAGATTATTCTGTATGCTTATTTTTATGTAAAAATTACCAACAGTACCATCAACTTTATATCCTTTTTTGAAAAGTCTTAATGGTTTTTCAGTATCAAATCCTTCAGGTAGATTTATTTTTATATTACCATCAGGATGAGGTATTTCAACTTGGTCGTTTATTAATAAGTCTTTGAAATTTAATTTTAGATAATAAATCAGGTCATTTCCTGATTTTTCAAAATTGTTGTGTTTTATACACAAAACTTTTAAAATTAAATCACCTCTACCATATTTAGGTATTTCATCCCCCATACCTCTCATCCTCATAAAGTCACCATTATCTACGTTGTTTGGTATTTGTACGTTAAACTTGCTGTGGTTAGAAATAACCCCATTACCATAACAAAATCCACAAGCATCAATTAAATGTTCACCAGTACCTTTACATTCAAAACAATTTGATTGTATTTGTGTTTTAAAAAATCCTGTACCAACTGTTTGTACAATAAACCCTCTACCTGCACATCTTGTGCATGTTTTTTTAGTTCCACCTGTTCCTGAGCAACTTTCACAAGATTTATTTGTGTCAACTTCGATTGTTTTTTCTACACCTTTATAAGATTCTTCAGGTGTGATTACTATTTCAATAATTTTGTCAGCTGGTTTAGGTTGTCTTTGTGAATGCCCCATCATTTCCTCAAAAATTGACCCAAACCCACCATTACCAAATGGGTTTCTACGTTTCATGTCGTAATCACTTCTTTTATTGTCGTCCCCTAAAATATCATAGGCTTCAGAAATTTCTTTAAATTTTTCTTCACCGTTTGGGTTTACATCTGGATGGTATTGCTTACTTAGTTTTTTATATGTTTTTTTTATATCCTCTTGTGTTGCATTTTCGCTTACACCTAATATTTCGTAATAGTTTTTCATAATGTCAAATTATATAATAGTTCTTTTTAAGAATAGGAAAAAAAGAAAAATTATCAAACGTTATTCTACAGAAAAAAACGCCATATCTTTTTTTAAAAAACTTGTAAAACAAAATAAAGAAATAGTTTTTGATAAGAAAATAGAAAATGCAACACCAGTTAATTACCACATTGGTTTACTAACAAATCAATCCAATGTTCAAAATACTTTACATTTTGTTGATGATTTAGGTAGAAATCATGTTGCAAACTTACAAGATAAAGAATACGTTTTTATTGATATTGAAAAGTACAATGTGGAAGAAAAGATATATGATTATCAACTTAAAGACAAAATCAGTTTTTCAGAGTTTTTAAAGAAGTACTGTAGTAATAATGAGTTGAAAAACATCTTTTCATTAAACAACAAAATATGTATACAGATAAATGAAACTATAAGTCTATTTTCATTGAAAGACATTGATGAGTCTTTTAGGTTTTTAAATATTTTAGAAAAACACTTTTATGAAAATTCAAGGATGGATGCTATTATTGTTAGGGATGTATCAAACGCACAAAGAAAATGGATTTACAGCGTTTTAGAAGAGATGGGTTTTGATAAGAAAAATTTATACAGACAAAAAACTACTTTCTCAAAAAGGTAAATTCAACGTTTGAAATTTGTATCGTGCATTTTTTTTCATTTTGATTCAACATCAGATGTTGTAATAGATTAGAAAAGGTGCCTTCATCCAAAGACACCTTTAATTCAACTTTTTCATTTTTGATAAATGAACTTTCAAGTAAATCTGAAATTTGAGCCAGTTTTTCTAAATCACCCCTAAAACTCTCTTGATTCTCTGCCATAAATTCATTTTTTCTTCTTCAAATATTGTATTTCTTATATCTGAAGGTTTAAACATTTTTATTTCAGAAGAAAACTTTTTTTTCTCTTCTTCGTTAATCTTGTTTGATTTTTTTACTTCCTCCTTCAAGGACTCCATTTCCCTCAGAAGTGGGTGTAAGTTTTTGTTTGGCTCCATTAGTATTTAAACTTGTTAATTCATTTGTGTCAAACTTTAATGTTCTTAAAGTATCTATATCCCCATTTTCAAATATACCTTTCAATTCTGAAACTTTCAACTTAAATAGTCTTTCTTTTTCTTCTCTTTCTAAATTAGTTGATATTACAGCATCGATTGTTTTTTCAACAATATCGATTAACGATGGATTGTTTTCACAAACAAAAGATGTGATAGTTCTATTATCATTATTTTGATTTTGTAATATTTCAATTCCTTCAGGAGCTCTTTTAAGAGTCGACCATGTCGATGGGAAAATCATATCAAAAGTTACATAATTTTTTAAAATTCTAACAGAGTTAAGATAAGTTGACGTTTTGTTAATAAATTCACTATAAACCATTATACCATAATTAAATAAGTTAATACATATGATATTGCAATACCATAATATAGTTGTTCATATTTTTCAAATTCATAAGGTGCTGGTGGATTTGAATATACTGACCTTACGAAACTAAATATAAACTTTGTTAGTAATAATATAGAGAAAATAAAACAAAAAAGTAATAGATAATTAATCATTTTTTTCTTCTTTACTGTGGTTCAAAATTTCAGTTCTTAACTGTTGTGTTAAACTTTTTAATTGTTGGCAAGTTTTTCTAGCTCTAGTACCTGCAGACTTATTACCTCCATAAAATTTGGTTGTATCAACTGAAAGTTCTTCAATTAATGTTTTGATTTGTTCTAAAGTTTCCATTTAAAAATTTTTATACATTTATTTTTTTTAATTTAAATACGTGGTTTGTAATGTAAAGACTAATCAATCAGTTTTACAGACCTTTCTAACATCTTATAAATTTCGGTAAAAATTTCTACGTCTGATTTACTTTTTGGTGTTTCTAAATCAAACATATGATTAAAAAATTTATCTACCGTTTCTTTTATTTTTTTATCGTTTTGGTTATAAAACGTATCAAAAAAGAAATTCTCAAAGAATAAAATATCATTTTGATTAATATCAAATTCTATATTTTCTTTTTTAAAATTCTCGATTGTTTTATTTAGACACCAAACAAAATGTTCTTTTTTTTGTTGTTCCGTCATTCCAGTTTTGGTTTCTAACGAATCAATGTCTTCCTCACCTAAATATGTCATTTTTATTAAACCATAAAAGGAAAAACAAAAGTCTCTAAATAGTTCTGTGTATTCTGGTATAATATTGTTTGCTAAATACCAAGCAACAATATCTTCTTTTTCCATAGGTTTTGCCAACCAATCAAAAAAATTCCCCATGTTATTACTAATAGACATGGGGAAAATATAGTATAATTTTATTAGAAATGAATTTTAATTATTGTGTTTTTCTATCATAACCAATTAAACTTTTCATTTTTTCCATTTCGGTCAAAACATTTTGTTTGTCAGTGGATTCTAACTTCATCATAATTTTGTCAGCACCTGACTCAGACCCGCTCTTGTCAGTAACGACAGGTTGAGGTGCTTTGTTATATGCCTTCTTTTTTAATTTTGACAAATAATTATTTTTTCTTACTTCATCTCTTTTTGCGTTCACAGGAGTTTCTACTGCATTTGCCCATTTTGGGTTATTACCTGTTTCTGATGAACCTTTTACATATTTAGATACTCTTTCTTCATTTGGTTCAAAAGTGTCGTAATCTAAGTTCTCTAAACTTGCCGCTGTGAAGTTAGTTATATATTCATCAACCGCCTTAGATGGTACGTAAGCCATTTTATCCATTTTTTCAAGTTCTCCATTCCCTTTGGGAAAATTCTTTGGTGACATTTCGTATTTACCTTTAGAACCTGTTTTTAAATAAGATTTCATTTTTTTAACAACACTATCAATATAGTCCTCTTCTTGTTTTTTAGATTGACCTAATGATGATTTCAAATATGTATCAGATTTAGTTGCTTTTTTTCTTTTTTCTTCTAAAACAATATTCTCAATTAAACTTATCATTTCATTTTCTGTAAAAATCAATCTTGACTCTTCAACTTTTGCCTTTCCTTTACCTGGCCAATCTTTTTTTGCTCTCTTAGCAAAGTATAATTGTCCCATTTTTTCTCGACTTGAGCTTGGTACTTTTTTACCTAATCTTTTTAATTCTGAATTTCTTTTCTTAATTTTTTTAATTTCGGTGTCTATCTCATCAATTGTCATATCTGCATACTCACCAGTACTTTTAACTTCAACATCTCCTTTCCATTTTTCAGTTATGTATGACTCTTCAACGGGGTAAGTTTTGTTTCCGACTCTAAAAGTTTTATCTCCTCTTTCTCTTGCTGCTGATAATGCACCTGAAAAAGCATTTCCTTCTTCAACATCTTCTTCTTCTAAATCCAACTCATATAAAGTTTCTTCCACTTCTTTTTTCATAGAACGAAGTGCTTTAAAGTCTGCACCTGTAATTTTACCAAATGGTTTCGCCTTATCTATTTTCCGTCTACCATCTGTAAATCCATCATATTCTTCATCTAAATAAAATTCATCTTCTTCTTCAAATGATTGTCCAAGTTCTCTATCTTTATTTTTCATATGATGTTTCATTCTTCTTATGTTTGGCATATCGTCATCTTCAAATGAAAATGTATTTTCTAAATCTTCGTCTTCCTCTCTGTTTCTAAAAAATCTTTCTATATCTTTTTTTGGTATATCTCGTAAATTTTTACCCCCAAAAAAAGGATGAGAATCATCCATACCTCCTAATTCATTTATATTACCTTCATATGTACCACACTGTTCGCATGTTTCACCTTCATACATTTTACCACCACATTGTTCACACATTTCTTCTTTCATATTTTTATTTTCAAATATTTTATTTTCTATGTCAAAAATTCTATTATCTATCTCTTCAGATATAATTCTTTTTGTTATGTTTTTTATGTAATTTTCCATAATAATAAATATTACCTTTAATGGAAAACTTAAATATAGTCTATAAGAATTTTTAGAATTTCAGATTCACTTAATCCAGTTCTATATGATACGTTCTCAATAGCCTCTTTTAATTTTGATTTTTTCTTAGTTTTTTTAGGAGTTGACTTTGTTAATTTAGTATTAAAACCACCCGTTTTACCAAATTCTAAAGCGTTTATATCTCCCTGATTACAATAAGGGAAAGTTTTACATTTTTCTTTTGGTTTTACAAATAACCCACCAGGTAATTGTGTTTTTTTAGACGGTCCCCAACTATTTAAGTTTTTAGCCAAAAAAGATGCCCCTTCATATGAACCTGAAGACGCCGAACCAGTTGCTTCAGTTGCTTCTATTTTTTCAACATCTTCCTCTTCGTTGAAATTCAAAGCGGGGGCAAAACTTCCTGCCGATGCCGCTCCCATACCTTCTTTGGTTTCTTTTTTTGTTTTTTTGTATTCTTTTTTTGCTTCAGTATCTTTAGAAAACAAACTAAATATTGGTCTACTAATTGTTGAAGATTTTTCTTCTATCAACTCTCTTAGTGCGTTTTCTATTAACTTTTGGTGGTCTATATTTTTCACTTACTTATATTTTTAAATTTTTAAATGTGCTGGTCCACATATGTTTTTGTCTATACATCTCATAGTAAAATTCGGTAAATGCCTTTGTAATATAATCAGTAATGTCCCCTTTTATTTTTCCATTTCTAATTTCTTTTCTTATCAAATCAATCATTTGATTTTCAAATTGTTTTAGGGTACTAGAATTGAAAAAACTTTTGATTTCACTTTTAACAATTTTTTCTATTTCTTTTTTATCTGATTGTGAAAACGGCATGATTAAAAAATTAATAGTCCTGTTAATGTTAGTATTATAGAACCTCCAACTACCTGTATGAATGCACTTTTTACTTTATGTTTTTTAAATTCTTTTCTTAACCTTTCGTTTTCGTCTGACATTATTTTAAACTTTTGTTCGGTATTTGAAACCAATATTTTGTTTGTGGAGTCTAACTTCTGCCAACTTGAAATTAATTTTTCCATATAAAAAACCTTGTCGTTAAGTTGTATGATTTGTTTTTCGTTAAGTTTATTTATTTCTTTTAATCTATCATAGTCATTTAAATCCAATAACATTTTTTGTGCAACCCCATAAGGTATACATATTTCTGAAGTATCTTGAGGTTTTGGTTTTTGAGCGAAACTATTAAACCCAATAAAAAGAATTAATAGTAAAATTGTTATTCTATTCATCTTAAAAATTATATCTTTTTCTAAGCAAACTATCTACTTGTTTTTTGTCTGCGTTTTTTATCTCTTCTTTTTTTTGAGTGTAGTAGTTATTAACTTCCTTTTTTTCTATTTTTATATTTGATATTTTTTTATCAATATCTTTTACTTTTTGATTATAAGAATTGATTGAATCATTTAAACTTTTTTGAAGGTTTTTTAGTTCTCCGATGTGTTTATCCAATTGCTCCAATTTATATTTATCCAACTCAGACATTTCTGGTTTTTTTGTTAAAATCAGTATTAAAAGATAAATGATGGCAAATACACCAACACCTATTAAAATTTTTTGCCAATATTTTTTTAAAAATTCCATATTATTCTTCTTCTGTAAATTTAGTTTTTTTCCTAACTGAAATTATTTTTGCCCATTTGCTTTTAAATTTTTCAAAAAAAGATTTTAATTTGTTTGTCAAATCAACAAGCTCTTGGTCCAATTTAATCATATCACCATTTATATATACACCGTTGTTTTCACCAATAGAATAGAAAAACTCAACGTCAGCATCAACTATCTTACCACTCCATTGAACTGAATTACTATAAACATTTAGTACTCCAAAGTCTGAAAGGTCAGATACTTCATTAACAAATTCTTCCATGGTTTCTTGATAAGATTGTTTTTCGTCGTTTGTTAATTCCAACTCTTTTTTATCTTTACCGTGAAGAGTTAAAAGACCCCCCGATATACGATAAGTTTTACTTTTGTCTTTTTTTACTTTATCAACATCCACATCAGTTTCTTGTTCTTCATCTTGTTCGATGTTGTCTTCAATACTTTTTGCCATATTAATTGGCCCTACTTGTTCTTGCAAAAGTCTAGACCTTTTCAACAACATTTTTATTTCATCATACTGGTTCATATTCTTCTAATAATTTTTCAAAATTGTTAAAATTGAAAGATGGGTTTATATCTCTACAGTTCGAATTGTAATTGCTTTTTGTTGCAACTCCGTTAAAGTTTTCAACTCCCGATAATTTGACATTTGTTTTTGTTGTCTTTTTATCGATGTTAAACTTTTCACACAACTCATGTGTTAAAAAAACCAAACTTTCAATTTGTTTTTGAGTATATGGGTCCCAAAAAAATTGTTCTCTCCATTTTTTTTCAAAAACTTTCTCTTTATAAATATCACCTATCCAATTTAAATAGTTTGTTTCTATTGGTATTTTTTTTAACCAAGTTAAATTCTCTAAAACAATAGTTATGGAGTTTTTGTCAACCGACTCATCACCTATGTAATTTGAATACATATTAGGTTCTGAAATCATAAATATTTCACCACTTTTATTAATTAAATAATTAGGTATATGTGGGTTATTTTGATTGTACCTGTGTAATAATGATTGTATATAAAATCTATAAGGCCTTTTAGTATCGGCCAAAATTATTTGACTTTTTTTGTCGTTACGAGACAGAACTTCAGATTCTATTAATTTTGAAATTACCTGTATCATTCTTAGTGTATGAAAGTCTTCTATTTGTTATTGTTTGAGTTTCTTCTGTATTATTACTAATAATTTCTTCAGGTGTTTCTTCTACTACTGGTTCAGTAATGTCTAATAAATTATCAGGGACATTGACTTCCTCTTCAACTTGGTGGGGAAGTTCATGGGGAAGTTCGTGGGTAACTTGGGGGGTGACTTGAGGGGCGACTTGAGGGGTAACTTGGGGGGTGACTTGAGGGGTAACTTGGGGGGTGACTTTCTGTTTTAGGGAATCATCTTCCTCATCTTTTCTATTATTTTTGAATGCTTGGTTTGTTGCAATAACTAATGTAATGGCTAAAGGGTCAAACACAAAAATTAAAATTAATATGAATATGTTTGCGGTTTTTTTAACACTCCACCCGGTAAGTTCACTGATATATTTTATGGTCCCAAGTTCATTACCTGAAATCTCTTTTGATTCTAATTCAAGTACTTTTATATCTAATGCGGTAATACTGTCATTAAGAGCGTCCACTTTACCTGACATTTTGTCACGATTTTCAATCGCCAATCCTAATTGTAATTCAAATGATTTACGATTCGCATTATTTGCTCTTGTTACAACCTGGCCTGTTTGTCTATCTACGCTTTGAGTTGTAGTGTTAGTCGATAAGGCGTTTCTTAATTTTGAGATGTCTTTATCTAATATTTGTTTTTCTTTTTGATACTCGTTTTTAATTTCCTCAAATCTTTGTTTTTTTACTTCAATGTTTTTTACTTCCTTCTGACCAATTTCAAGTTTTGCAATGTTAGTTGAAAACCCTGTACTTAAAAGTCCATATATCCCCAATGACGTAATAAGAGATAAAGTCACAAGAGCAACAGTCATATATAATTTTAATACTCCGTAAGTTTCTTTCCACTTGTCGTGGAGATATGTTGCGATGGCAATTTTTGATAATTCTAAAAACCCACCCATTATTATTACAGGTAAAGCGACTCCAACAAACACAACGGATAAACCAACAACACTATAATACGCAGCAGTCCCTGATAATCCGAGAGCACAAAACAACAAAAACCAAGGTAGTAATTTTTCTTTCATATTAATAACTATAACAGATAAATATTAAAGATAAATAAAACCCTCACCGGCGCCGATGAGGGAGTGTAGTTTCATTCTACCGTATAGATAGAATTGAGGATTCTCACCCAGGGTCCTTCGTGTCCCATTCCGCCGAGTTGTAAGGGTAATCTCGGTTCAACCCTATAAGTAAATAACTAATATGTTATTGTTTTTTATTCCTTCTATTGTAACTCTTTTTGATTTTTTTTCTTCAACATCAGTCTTTAAAAACTGACCATCATTTGAAAATGCAGATGTTATTATATTGAAAAAATTACCATCTTTATTTAGTAAAATTTCAACATAATTAAAATGCTTGTCGTCTTCATTATCCTTTCTTTTTTTAACAAAAATAATTTGATTATTTTCAGGTTTTTCAGTTTCGAATGAATTATAAATTTTTTCTAAACTATTTTCAAACAATTTTTTTATCATGGAGTCAGGAACTGCTATTCTTGGTGGTTGTACGTATTTTGAGCGTCTAGTTGCAAGGTGGTCGTTATACATATCAACTAAACTATCATAACTTTCTTTACCAAACCTTTCTTTTCTTTGGTGGTAAGTTGATTTTAATTGTATCAATTTATTATCTATGATTTTAGAAAATAAAACCGTACCTCTATCTTTTTCTTTTTTAGATTCAACTATGATGATATTTTTTAATACGGATAATAAATTCATATCATATAAATACAAAAAGGGTGAGAAAAATCCCACCCTTTTTAATTTTCCCGTACCGATTAGAGGATTTTAAACCCGACACACTAACCGCGGTGTCACGACGACTTACGACCCCAGGAGTAAGCTTCCCGACAAACACTGATACATGTCTCATTGTTTGTTATACAAAGATAAGTGTTTTTTTTAAACTGCCAAAACTTTTATCATAAATATTCAAATAAATCTGAACATTCGTTTCGTAGTTTACGAAGAGCCTTTTCTTTGATTTGACGAACTCTTTCTTTTGTAAGACCAAAATCTGTACCAATATCTTCCAAAGTACGAGGTGTGCCGGTAATACCGTAGTAATCCTCAATAATTACTTTTTCACGCTCATCCAATACTGACATAATTTCCATCATTTTAAGTTTGAGAGTGTCCTTTGTTGAAAACATTTCATCAGGTGAAACGATATTTTCATTTTTTATTACATCAATTAATGTGTCTCCGTCTTCATTGATGTGCATATCCAAATCAACAATTTTTGGAAGTTGTGCAAACTTTGCGGATAATTCCCCGTTAGTTTTTTCCAAAACCTTTTTTTCTTTTTGCATATCTTGAACAACATTAACCGGGAGTCTGATTGTTCTTGAATTATCATTTAGTGATTGAAGGATTGATTGTTTAATCCACCAAACAGCATAAGAAATAAAACGGTTGTTCTTGGTCCAATCAAAATTCTTAATGGCCTTTAACAGTCCATAATTTCCTTCAGCAATTAAGTCTGATAGGTCAATACCTTGATTTTGATATTGTTTTGCAACGGTAATAACAAAACGTAAGTTGCCCTCTAAAAGTTCTTTATAGATTAACTCTTTTTCTCTTTCAGTACAGTTTTCATCTGTAATCATTTTTGAAAGGATTTTTTCCCTTTCAGGTGTCATTACTTTTAACTTTCGAATGTCTTTTAAATAAAGTTGAATTTCGTCTTGGTTAATCGGGTTTGAAGATTTAATTTCCTCGGTTTTCTCTCTTTCCATAATTGTCTAATATTTGTTTTTCTTCCTCTGTTAATGACTCTATACCTTTTTCTGAAATCTTATCCAAAATTTGGTCTACAGTCGGTTTCTCTTTTTTTTCTTCTTTTAAAAATGGATTTTTAATCATGTCTTCCGTTAGTGGAAATATGAACTCCATTATATTGTTCATTCTTTTCTTTTTTTCTTCTGATAATTCATCTTTATGTACTCCTTTTGTTTTTGTTTCTTTTTTTACTCCATCTATATTTAAAAAATCTCTCTTCAATTTTCGTTCCATTTTGATGTCCACGTTTTCTGTCGCCTCCATCAAAAAATACTGCTCAACTACTCCGTCCAAACACATATCAACGTATTCTTTTAGTTCCATAAAAGGTTCTTTGGTTCTAAAGTGTAAAACTACACCAAACTCACCATAATTAAACTTTAGGTATTCACTAGAAACCACCGTTATTAGCTGATACGAAATGTCCTCAATAAACTTTTCCATTTCTGTGAAATCACCGAAAATAAAAAGCATATATCTTTTGTCTTGTGATTTCATTTCTGTTTTCTTCTTTCTCATAAATATCTTTTAAACTCGTTTTGAATATGATACAATTTGGTAAAAATCCTTTTTTCCTTCACAATATTCTAACACTAAAGTTAATAATGTTTTGAACATGTAGGCGTCTTTTGTTTGTTTTTCGCAGATGGTAAATAACTCAATAAAACTCACAAGGGTGTCCATCTTATAATACCCATGATTGTCTAAAACATCAAACTCATATAAATGTTTTTTGTAAAAATTAAGTTCGTAACTATTTCTTTCTTCTGTGTTGTTGAATGGTTCCGTTGTTTCATACAAAGATAATACTTTTTTTACAAACTTACCAACAATCACTTTATTATATTCACATTTTACTAAAAGGTCAGTAATCCAGTGCGTATGACTTGGTGTTCTTAAACGTTTGTTAGTTTCTTTGTATTTTACAATAAAGTCAAGTTCAGGATTTTCACCTCTATTTCCCTGATAAATTGCAACCATAGTTCCGTCTACCATTGTATACGTAGAGAGGGGTGAAAAGGTTACCCCTTTTTTAGAATAAGTTAGGGTCATAATTTTATTTTTTTAAAATTGAGTCTTCAAATATTTTTTTTCCTTTACTATTAATATCTAACATTATGTAATTTCTATTAGTATTAATACACGCCCTACCTGTTGTTCCAGAACCCGCAAACGGGTCAAGTACTAAATCTCCCTTGTTAGAAAACATATTTACTATTCTTTCTAATAGTTTTACAGGTTTTTGTGTTGCATAATCAAGTTTTTCGCTTCCTTGTATTTGGTTAATGTCAATCCACAAATCCCTTACCGGAATACCATCCATTTCGTGTAAGTATTTTTTTACTCTTGGGATTCCATTAGCATTGTATTCCAATCTTTTTTGGGAATCTAACTCTTTCATTTTTTCTATAGACCACCACCATTGTTTGAAATGTCCATTCCATTCGTATCTTAAATTAGGTCTCTGTACAACATTAGGTTGTGAGTTGTGAGCGGCGCTGGTGGTGTACTCACCAATATCATCTTTTTTTAGATTATTTTTTTTCTTGTAATCATCGTTATATGGTAAATACTGTGGATTATACGTATACTTTGTGGATTTTGAATACACGATAATGGTGTCGTGAAATCTCATCAGTTTTTTAGATGATTTTTTGTTGCCCCCACTTTTCCAAACTACTTCATTTCTAAAATTTTTTTCACCAAACACTTCATCTAATACAATTCTAATATGGTGTGAAACTGAAGGTTCCACATGAACAATTATAACACCAGAACTAACCAATAGATTATGCATGATTTCTAATCTTGGTTTTATAAAATCATTTCGGTATGATTCGTATGATTTATACTTATCGTCAAAGTCATCAAAGTCTCTTCCAGTGTTATATGGGGGGTCAAAATAAATTAAATTAATTTTTTTTTTCTCTTCTCTTAGTTTAGTTAGTTCGATTAAATTATCCCCTACAATATATTCGTTCATATTTTTACTTGTTAACATATTAATAAATACTTAAAAAAACCAATTAATAAACCACTAATCAATAATTTTAATCTCTGTTAACTTTTTTATTATATTCACTCTCAAGAACTTCTTTTGCTTTGTCCAAATAATTTAACCAAATTTTTTTAGGGACACTAGTTATTAAATAATTAGGATTTTTAGGGTCAATTAACTCACGTTCGGGAATTGCAATAAAAGACCATTTTTCAATATTACCATAATCTTCCGTATCCGGTCTAGAAAACAAATAAATGTCGGCCTCACCAACAGAGTATGAAACGTGACCAGTAACAGATGAGTTTTTGTTTTTTTCAGATTTTCTACGTGTCTGTTCTAAGTGAAACTTATCGGACCTAATTTTACCTTGGATAGTTATTAATCCATCCCAAGTAATTAAATCATAACCACTCCCATTCAAGTCATTATCGTCTCGTTTTTTAATTTTTAAAAAAGTATTTTCATTTATCCAATCCATTTGGATGTATTCATTGGATTCTGCTAATATTTTTCCTAAATCTCTTAATTTTTTTAATTCAATTAGTTTAAAAAACGCAATAATAAGATAGTATACCAACTTATTTTCTTTTTTTATCAGTTTTAGCGTGTTTTCTGAAATCATTTTTTTTTATTTATACTATAAAAATAATAAAAATATTTAGAATTACAAAACTTTTGACACATTATTTTCTTTTTTAATTTTAACAACACTGTCCGCCCATTGCGACACTAAATTCGTGTGTGTTATAACAAAGATTTTTTCAAAATAGTCTTTAATCTTAGTGAAGAACTCATAAACCATATCCAAGTTATCATTACTTATTTTTCCAAAGACCTCATCCCACACTATTATATTTGGTTTTGAAAGTGAACATACTTTTGACAGTACAGCTCTTAATGACATAGCTGCGATGGTTCTTTCATATCCTGAACCAGAAACCATCAGTTTTTCAATTCCAGTTGAGTTATCAATCATCACAAACTCCACCTCGTTTTTATCGTTAATTCTAATCTCCAATTTAAAGTATGAACTATCCTCCATCAATCTTTGAAGTTCTGAATTGATTAGTGGCATCATAGTCTTCATAATCATTTTTGATATTCCATTCTTACCAAACAACTCCAAGTAGATTTTAAAGTTCTTTTCTTTTTCCTCTTCTTTTTTGATTTGTTCAATCAGTTTAAGGTTATTTTCAATTTTTTCTTGGTTGTTAGTATTACCCACCTCCAGTGTTGTAATTTCAGATTTCTTTGATGTTTTTTGTGTTTCAAGTTCATCAAGTCTCATATCCGCTTTAATCAACATTGTTTCAATTTGTTGATTGTCTTTAATCTTATCCTGTATCTCAAAATATCTTTTAAGTTTTGAATTAAAACTTTCAATTTTCAAATCACAACTTTCAACTGATAATTCGTATTTTTCCTTGATGAGTTTGTTTTTTTCATATTCATCAAACTCTTTTTTAAGTTGCACAAATGATTGTTCTTTGTTGGATAAATCCGTAATAAGTGTTGTTTTTGTGTTTTTTTGCACAATAAGTCCATCTAATTCTGCAATTTTTGAATTGGTGATTGCTGCATTCATTAACTCAATCCCACAATGTTCACATTTAATTCCACCTTCGACTGAAGACTTCAATTTGTTAATTGAAGAAATTTCCGTGTCAATTTGAACAATCTCTTTATAAACACTATTATATTGTTCTTTAACTTCATCATGTTTATCTTCATGATAAAACTCACTTGGTTCGACAACTTTAAGTTCATTTATTTTTGATATGAATGTGCTTTTTTCGTAGTTGATTGTGTTGATTTCTTCTTGTGTTTTTTCAGGATTCAACACAGAGATTTCTTGGTCAATATCAGAATGTTTTTTCTTTAACATTCCATCCCGATACTCTTTTCCTTTTTTAACTTTCTCCTCAATATCTTTCAACTCAATTTTAACTTCTTCAATTTTTTTCAAATTAGTAGAAATTGTATTTTTCAACTCTTCGTTGTTGTCTTTAAGTTGTTGTGAAGAATATACATTTGACATCTTTGATTTTGAAAAATCTCCATATACTTCTTTTGCAATTTCTTCTTTTCTTTTCAAAAACTCCAACCCCATAAATCTTGATAACACCTGACCACGAGCAGTTGGTTTTGCTTCCAACAATTCTTCAAGATTTGATGCTGTTGTAAGAATGGTCATTAAAAAGTCTTCTTTTGTTCCAATAGAAGTTTTAATAAATGCTTCAGTTTCACGTCTTTGTTCGCCAGTAAAGTTTTGTAAACTACCATCAGATAATTTTTTAAAGAAGTCCAATTCTGTTTTTACATTCCATTCATTTTTCTTGGACAACTTTCTTTCAATGTTTCTTACGATAATGTAATCTTCACCATCGATTGATACTTCACCTTTTACATAAACTTTATCTTTATTTGTAAATCGGTTGAATATTTCTTCAGCCTTTGTTGTTTTGGTTGTTTCATTAAAAAACAAGAACATCAAAAGGTCTACCGATAAAACCGTCTTACCACCAAAGTTTGGTGGGTCCGATTCAATAACAACAATACCGTTAAGTTTTTCAAAATCTAATTTTTGATTTTCGCCATAAGATAGAAAGTTTGAGAACTCAATGTTTTTAATATACCACTTTTTAAATTGTGTGGTTTCTTCGTGTTTTTCTAAAATCTTGTTTTCAACTATTTTATTAATTGAAAGGATTTCATCGGTATGACCTGTAAGACCTTTACCTTCCAAATATTGTCTCATTAAACCCAACTGGTAGTTCGCATCAGTTATATTAACTGACACATCTATCGTTTGAACCTCGTCAGTATTTGTGATTTTAGCCTTTGTTAAAACATTGACGTTGGTAGTGTTATACTTTTTGGAAAAGTAATGTTTAACACTTTTAATTTTGTCTTGTGTAAAATTTTCAGGCAAATCTTCCCAAACAACTTGTATGGTCGGGTTTATAAACTTTGAAAAATCAAGGTCTTTAATCATAATATTGTAATTAAATTTTTTTGGTGGATTAAATAAATCCATATTGATTAATCGTTTTCACCAACGTTGTGGAAACCTGATATTTGCACTTTTGTTCCGTCTTCTAATATTGTGTCATAATTGGGTGTTTCCGTAGTATCATTATCTGTTCCTTCAGAAACAACATCTTCAATATTTTCGGTGTCTCCTGACATTTGTGCGAACTTTTCTTTCAATTCTTCCATTTGTTTTTGAAACGCCTCATTCCATTTCTTTCTAAGAGTATATTCTTCTTGTTTAACTTTTTTGTTTCTCTTTTGAACTTTTGCTCTATGTGCTTTTGCCGCTTTACCCATTTTTATTTAATTTAAAATTTATTACTTGGTCTGTTTTGTTCGTACCATTCAATTACCGAATTGATTGCCCAAACAGCTCCTGATGACAAAACACCATCAAAGAACCATGAACCCCAAATCGGTGTATTAAACATATCATTTGTTGGTGAATAAATCAACAAGGATAATACAAAACCTCCCCATGTTGAAAAACACATCGGGCAGGATAATATCCCTGAAATAAACTCACCTAAAAAATGAAGTGGCATGAATTTATTTTCACCCCAATTTTTAAAAAAGTTTCTTAAACCCTGAAATATGGACCCATAAACCATAATGTTCATTAATCCATAACTTAAAATAAACCATACTAAAATTTCCATATATTTTTTTTTAACCGTTTAAATTGGAGCTTCCGTGAAATTTTGCGTTGATAAACGAATTATTTTTTGGTTGCTCTAATATTTTTTTTTCTAATTCTTTGTTTTTATTTTTTAAATCCCTTATTTCTGAATTTAAATTTTGGATGGTTTGTTGTAACATCTTCGACTTACCATCGTCTACAGAAATGTCTAAATTACGTCTAAGTTCGTCTAAATCATTATCCTTTTTAGACATTTCATTTTGATAAAAATTTTCCATTTCTTTTGTTTTAATTGAAAATTCTTGTCTAATGTTGTCAATTTCTGTGGACTTAATCGTAATTTCTCCGTTCAACTGTTGTATTTTTAACAACAGTTCATCCAACTGTTCGGAATTTCTTAACAGTTCGATTTCCAACTTGGCGTTTTTTTTACCAAGTTCGTTTATTTGATTGTCATCGGTGGTATATATTATTTTCTCAACCACTCTATCGACCGGAACTTCTTTAATTACTTCAACCTCTTTGATGACTTCAATAGGTACTTCTACCAGTTTTTCAACAATCACTTCCTTTATTAAGTCTTTTTCACCGGTTTCATTAGTATTTAAGTCTTTTTCACCTTCATTAAGTGGTTTTCCCAAAAACCCATATTTTTTAATATCAAATCCTTGTTTAAAACATAGATAAATAAAATTATCAACGTCTTTTATTTCTTTAGATTCACAAAATGCAGACACTGCCTGCATTATTTCTTTACTAAATATTTTGGAGTCTTTCTGTTCCATTTTCAATATCTTCAAATGATTTTATGGAAAACTTCAAAAATGGTTTTGGGTTATCTAAATCAACATAATTATAGTCCTTACTTTCAACATCATATATTCCATAACCGTGTCTTCCAATACTTTCACCAATGTTTTGTTGAATTGGACTTCCAATCATATAACCTTTACCTGTTTTAAATTTAAACTCTTGTCGTTTGTGAATATCACCACATAATACGGTTTCAAGTCCATCAAACTTTTCAACATCATATGCCTCTTCACCAAAGTCAAAACCAAGGTCTGTTTTCATTCCTTGAATTGGTCCATGAAATAATCCAATTCGGGTTCCTTTTGCTTCGGTTAAATCAGGTGGAATATTTCCTTGGTATTGTGAATATACGCACCAACTAATGTTCTCATCTTCGTAGACACCTCTATCTTTGTAGTAGGAAATATTATTACTATTAAGTGAACTAATAATAGGTGATAGTGCGTCCAATCTTTCCGTGTTATTTACCAAGAAGTCGTGGTTTCCAGGTATGATGATTGTCTTAGCTATATTTGAACATTCAGTCAATAACCATCTAACCATCTCAATAAGTTCAGGTGTCATCTGATTTTTAGAATGAACTAAGTCGCCAGTGAATACAATCCTATCTGGATTTAATTCTTTCCATTGTTCAATGGCAGTTTCCAAAATTGATTTATACAAATCGTGGTCTTTAAAAAGACGGATGTGTAAGTCAGAAAAGTGTACTAAAGTTTTAATCATTTAATTGTTCGGTTTAACCGTTATTGTATATTTTCTAGTATAACTTGAATCTTCGTTTTTTACTAATACACCTAACACAGGATTAAATGCGTCGGAGTCAAACATAATCGGTGTAACAACAACATTTAAGTTGGAGTTTTCTAATGCAATTTTTACTTGTTGAGTAATTGCCATCTCATTAATTTCTGTTTTCATAATTTTAATCATTTAATTGTTGTTTATCATTACAATATACCTCAAATGGTGGTTTATATGGGTCGTCTTGAATTGGAAAAGGATTCACCGGTATTGGTATTCTAAATGGTTCAGAAATATCAATTTTGCTACTTTCTTTCACCAAATCCATCTTTTCCACAATTGGTGCAATATCAATGTTCTTATCTTCTAATTTTCCATGAAGGTAACCTTGTAACCAAATATAAAATTCTTTATAACTTAACATAATTCTCTACAATAAAGATTAATTAAAATGGTTCTTGCCAATTTAAATTCTTTTGCTCTATTAAGTTTTAAACCATAAAGATTTGCAATACTTTTTAAATGTGGAAAAGCTTCCGTAATTGTCATTTTACTTACTTCCATTACTTGTCGAATAGTTGTAAATCTTTATTCACATTACCACAATCACTACACATGTAAGTAGGAAATGGAACAATCGTGTCTTCATGACTACCTGTCAAAAGTTTAGGAACTTTTTTTAACATAGTCACTTCTTTAAAATAAATTGATTCACATTTTTCACATTTAATAGTTTCTTGTTGTCTTAAATCAATTTTTGGTCTAATAATATCGTCGCTCATTTTATTATATAATTTATGTTTATTTTAATTGTTGAATTGTCCCAACTGGTATTTATGTACCAAACAGGTGTAATTGTAGTTTCCATAGTGAAATATAATTTATTAGTTTTATTTAGTCAAATATTCAGACATATCCATTTTCAAAATAGTGTCGACGACATCTCTTGGTATTCGGTATTCTTTGAACTCAACGTTTTCTGTTAAATGAACAATTACACCACCCATTAGTGGAATATTTTCATATTTAGTCCCTTCTAACATCTTTAATAATAACTTACCATAAAAAGGTAATTGTGTGTTGTAGTGACCAAGAGCGTTGTTTGGGAGTTTTTCAAAAGGTTTTTTCATGGGTTTTGTGTAGTCATTTACTTCCATGTTTTTTTCCTTGTTGGTTTTCCAATCCGTAATTACAATACCGAATCCGGTTTTTTGTTTATTTAACATTAACCAAACTTTATCGGGCTGACCAGTATATCCTAATTCAGGATGACCTAAAACAATCTCCGTATCAAGTAAGACAGCTCCTCGTTCTTCCATGAGTGACAAAAACTTTTTACCAGCCTTTATCATTCTATCGCCTTTCATAGTAAGTTCTAAATCACATTCAAATAATGGTTGTCGAACTTCTTTATCTATTTTGAATTTGTTAATTGTTTCTAATTCAAGTTCATAGTGAACCCTACTACCCATATTTGTTGAAATGATTCCGGATTGTTTCCACTCTTCTAAATAAGTGTGCATCGCATATGGACTACCTTTCGCCAATTTTCTTGCAACATCCTCAGCCGGAAATTCATCATAAAATAACTTCATCACTTTTGATACAGATGGGAAATCATCTCTAACAACACCATTCACATCTAACATTGTGTACTTGTGTTTATCTTCTTCAAAAGTTAATTGAAACTCTTTTTGTTTTTCAGAAATAATCTCTCGTATTTCTTTTGCTACTTCTTTTAAATCTATCATTTAAATTCTACATAATATTTTTCGATGTCACCTTTAAGGTCACACACATCTTTATCTTTTGGCAACTTCACTAACTTAACTCTGTTATATAAAGCTCCTCCGTTTAGTTTGTCATATAGGTTTTTAGCGTCGGTATATGCGTCGCCATCCAAGCAAACTATAATATTTTTTTTCGCCTTTGAGTATAGTTTTTCCCAAAGGTTGTCTGTTAAAAACTTCCCTAATAGACAAATTGAATTGTCCAAAAAGAAACTATCAAAGACTCCTTCAACAAGGTATATATCTTTTTTCCAATCAATTAAACTCTCATTAAAAATTAAAAAGTCTTTTGATGCTTCAGGGTTTTTGTATTTTAATTTACTTCGTGGGTTCCACGACCTTGATACGAAAAAGTTTAATTCTCCTTTTTTATCAAAAGATGGAACAATGATTCTACCGGAATATTCACCCTCTAAACATAGACCAATTTGATACTTTTCTATAATCTCATCAGTGATTCCTCTTTTTTTCAAATAATTAAAAGCCTCTTTTCTTGGAATATGAAGTGGGTGTATCTCGTCAAACTTTTTATATTCTTTTGGTAATTCAAGTTTTTTGTAAACCTTTTCTTTTTTTTCAAACTCATCGGGTCTAATTAATTTATATATTTTTTTATCTTTTTTTGAACCAAACTTATCTATAAGTTTTCCTAAGTGTCCGTGAGTACCATGCGTCTCAGCACACCCCCAACACTTGTAAACATGTTGTTGGTAATTAATCTCAAGGTTTCCCTTTCCATCTAACTTGTCAAGACCTTTAATTGTATATGAACACACAGGGCAATCAACCGATATTTGACCTCTTAGTTCATTTACTGATTTTGGTTCCCCAAAAATATTACCAATAAGGTCTATGATTAACTCTTCCGATTCCACATATAAAAGATAAGAATAATATGTGGATTGTCAATTAACAAAAAACCCACCTTTGTGGGTGGGTTTTAATATTTAAATATTTTTTTATCTAAAAGACAAATTTTGACGACAATATAATTGGTAGTTTTGTTTTTTTCCGTCAGTCTCTACCCTAATTATCCCTTCAAATTCGACTAAACCTTCTTCGTTCACTTTTTCTAATGAAGTACCGCCCCTTACTAATTTTTGTTTTGCTCTAAGCACAAAAGTTTCACCAGGGTTTACGGTAAAAGGAACTTGTTTATCAATTCTCATACCGCTATTCATAGGAAGAATCCTTTTTATAGTAATTGGTGCACTTCCAGAATTTTTAATACCTCTAAATGTAAATTCAATATCTTGTCCAAATCTAACTTCAGCATCTGGATTTCTCGCAACCAATGTTCCTGTCAACGGACCTCCAAACCCACCAATTGGACCTTGACCTTGCTCATTAATAAATCTACGTCTAATATGTGATTCATTCATTCTTGAATTATCTCCACCAACCATTGGTAACCACACATGTTTCATAAACAATGTGGCTAATGTTGCGAAAGTAAGAGACGCACCTACATTAAAGATTTTTTCTTTCGGTTCCTTTCTTTTAAAATCCCTTTTAATACTTCTAACTTCTCTTTTAATTTTTCTTCCTGTTCTTCTAAACCATTGAGCTAATTTTTTTAACCATTTTGGTTTTCTTTTTGATAATTCTATAATGTAGTTTTCAGCATCTTCTTCTGTCATATCTGCAAATAAATTATCTACACATCTTTCCATTGCCATATCATCGTTTTCGTCACAATTTTCTATAGCAACTTCAGCTTGCATATTTGTATTTTCATTAACAATTCTTCTAACAAGTCTTGTTAAATCTGATTCCGTTAGTCTTACTATTCTTTTCATAATTATTTTTTTTTACTTATTTTACTATAAATACTTTACAAATACAAAAAAAAAATAATTTACCAAATTTTTTCTTGTTTCATATAACCAAGAACACAAGTATAAGAATCTGCCATATCAAAACATTCTTTTTTTAATGTGTTGTTTTTGGTATAGTGCCATGTAATTTGAGGCTCTTTGTCGGATACTTTTCTCCAAATAATTTCTTTTTTATCTGTGTCTTTTGGTAATCCACCAAATAATACAAATTTATCTTTGTCGTTTTTTTGAAGTAAATCAGGCCAAGCATACTTTCTTGAGTTATATGTAGATATATAATCGGGAACAATACCTAATATGTCATAAATTGATTTTGTAATCATTGAATTATATCTCAATAGGGTTCCTACTGTCCAAACATTATTTGAATTTAATAGTGGTTCTTCTATTACCACTTTTGTAATACCCAAATTTTTATATCCCTCAAGTTTTAACTCAAACGCATCTACTTTTAATAATAGTTCTTGAATTTTATTTTCTTCTTTTGGTTTGATTACTGGTGAAAAATGAGTTAACTCCAATAATTGTTGGGTTTTAATGTCAAAAAGACTCCATCCAATTGTTTTGGTTGATATATCTAAGCCTAAAACTTTTGGTGAGTTTTTTAAATCAGGTTTTGTATTCATATTTTTTTAAAAATCATACTTAATCGGATACTGTTGAACACCTTGTCTTTTTTCGGGTGATTGTATCTTAGATATAACCATAAGTTCTTTATTCGCATTGTAAAGTGCTACTTCTGTGACATAAGGTGGTGTTGTTCCGTCCCAAGTTGGGTTTGATGAATCAAAAAATTGTGTTTGTCCCAAATTACATAAGAAATTCATAACATATATTGTTGCTTGAATATCCGTTTCAATTGTTCCAAAAAAGAAAAACTCACCTCCAAAATTTAAAGTTATACCAGTTTGATTTAATACAGGTAGACTTATATAATCATTCAAATCATATATTGGTGCCGTATCATACATATTTTTTGTCAACTGAATAGTTGTTCCCGTCAATCCTGATATGGTTAAATATCCACCAACCGTGGTTGCAGAAAGTTGTGATAATACATTAATTTCTCTCCATTGTGTAACATCAGGTCTTGTCGTGGCACTTGATACTTTTTGTGCTAAAAGTTTTATATCTGTGGCGGTAAATCCTGATGGTAGTCCTGAAACAGGAACTTTCAAAAACGGAAACTCATTTCCAAACCTTACAAGAATATCAGAAGCTCCCGGTAATAAACTTTGGTCGTTTCCTGTTATAGTCTGATAGTAATTACAATGTAATGAATTTGTAAATGCTGAGTTATTTAATCTGTATGTTAAAAATAAAGTTTCAGTATCTCCCGTCAATAATCCTTGTGTCCCACCTAATACACCACTAAATGTATTTGGAGTCACAAGACCTAATTTTGGTGCCGGTAATGTCCAACTTCTATTTGATTTGTAATTCAACGCCGCAACTATTTCATCATCATCAAATACAATTATTTTTAAATCAGGAAAAACTTTACCAATTCTATTTGGGAAACCATTTGTGTTTGCGTGTGTGTCCCAAAGGTGATAGTATCTTAATCCCGGTGCGTTAAAATTGATGCTCTTTCTTGATTCAATATAATGTGGTGTAAATAAATTAAGGTTTGTAAATCCTGAAGGGTCTGTATAAAATACTTCACCAACTTTCGCATTAGGATTTTTATGCCACATTAACCAAGGAATGGATAGTTTGAAATTTCTAGCCTGACCTGTATTTCCAGGGTTAGTACTATCATAATCTTGCATTGCGAACTTTTCACCATAATAGTTGTCAATTGCTTGATTTGTATAATGAACTATTGCAATAGCCTTTTGGTCTGATGGTTTAACGGTTATTTTTTCTGAAAATGAATTGTAAAAATAAACTGAGTCAGTATCTGTTTGACCACTATCTGAATAGTAACCCAAATATTCTTTACTACCTGTATATCCTGTTGATTGGAAATAATTAAAATCTTGATTTACGGTGTTAAAAATACCTGCCGGTGATTCGGTCCATGGAATATTCATATTCCAAACTTTAACATCCTTTTGTGAAACATCACAATTTGTTTCAAAATTGAAAACGTTTGGATTCCAATACGGTTCAGGAGTAAATGAGTCATAAATGACAGTCATGCCTGATGGGTAAAAAACAACTTTAGAGTCTCCTGTATACCCCATACCACTAAAGTTTGGTAATTGTCTATCTACTTGTACGGTTACTGTTGTTGCAGTGGAAGTATTTCCCGTTACACCCACTACAACATAACTAAATATTGGTGATGCTCCTGTAAATGGTTGAATGTTATTCGTACCAAATAAAAACAAAAACATTCCATTAGTAACTGTACCTGAAACTGTTGGGTCTAAACTTGAATATTTAAGTGTTAAAACATTACCTGAAGTTACACCTGTGTTAGATACAACAAAATTTGGATTTATAGTATATGCAGATGAAGTATATGCGCTAAATACAACAGGAGTTCCTGTAGAACCTGTAAAAAAACCTCTTGGGGCTGCACTATTAAAGACATTATCGATATATGACGCATCAAAAGGGACACCTAATGTACTTCCCGATGTTGAATCTACAAATAAAGGGTATTTGACTTGCATTCTATTTTTTTCAGGAATTGGTGCTAAATTTTGAGCATTATATTGTGGCATCAAAACGTTTAGTTGAACGTAATCCGTGTTACTTGTTGCGTTATAGCAAACTTCACTATCTCCAACTTCAAAATACGCAATATCAAATTTACCTTGCGATATTTTTTTCCTTGCCGCGTCGGTTATTATAGTGTTGATTAACGCTGAGGTATTTTTGATTATGTATGACATATTTTATAAATATATTTTTATAAATTTATTTTAAGATAAACCTATTTTTTGTAAAGGCATATACTTTGGTGACCCGTTTACACTTATACCGTTACATGTTGATGGGGTTATAGTTACATTTGTTATTGTTACTGTATCTAAAATATAACCTTCAAGTTGACAACCGTTAAATTCTATACTTGGAGTATTAATAAACTGAGTAATAGTACCGTTTATAATTCCTCCTGATGAAATACTTGCAGTGTATGTATTTGTAAATGAACTATAATTTATATTAGATAAATTACAAGAAGGTCTAGTTTGTGAACTAGTAGTAACCACAGAGTTTGTTGGAGTACTTAAAGTTGCATTACCTGATGTTGTTGCAGTTATAGAATTTGTAATAACAGGTACGTTTGTTACGAAAGTTTTTCCTGTAAATCCAACGGCAGTATTAATTGTAAAGTTTACTGTTTTTCCTGCCGGTAATGTTGGTGTAACGTTTATTTGATAATACCAAGTTTTGGTAGTTGTAGTACCAACATTAGTTTGATTTGCCAACGGAGTTAAACTTAAATTAAGTGTATAGTTTGTATAAGAATTTTGTGGTGTAAGTGTTACTGACTGAGTTGTTACTGTGTTATTAGTATCTTTTATATAAATTGTATAATTACCAGCAGCCAAACCTAAAAATGTATTTGACATTTGATAATTAACTCCATTGATAGAATACGTGTAAGATGGAACTCCTCCATAACCCGTGACATTAATCACACCGTTAGATGTGTTAGAACAAGTTGGTTGTGTTGTTGAAACTGATAAAGTTAATGGCGGTGTTGTACAAACTCCTGTTGATACAAATACAGTACCTTGATATGTTCCAAGTAAAGACCAATTACCTGTAGGTGGCGTTGTTGGTTGTAATAAAGCGGGAACGCCAGGATTAGTCCATCCGCTAACTTCCCATCTTGTATTTCCTGTACTATAGAATACCGTATAAGTTGAACTTGTCCAAGACGGGTAACCATTGATTGTTGAACCGCTGGTTAAAGTAGTTAAATACGTTGTATTAAAAGAAGGTGTATATTCAAAACATAAGTTTTGTGGGTATACAGGTGCTGGTGTCGGTGGAGGTAAACAATCTGAACAAGTGTCAAATGGCCCTGTAGATATTACTGCAAAATTATTAATATAACTTTGTCCTGTATATAATGTTTGACCACTATGAGTCCAACAACCAACTTGACTTGTTAAACTGTACACTTTACCATCAACGAATTTTGAAGGTAAATCTGCAACATAATAAACAAAAGTTCCTGAATTTTCACAGTCTTCAAACTGTTCTAAATAGAAACTATCATAATCAACTGAACAAGTTGTTTGACCTGTAAAATCACCATAATAATCTATAACTGTTGCAGTATAATTACCAGGTAGTAAATTAGTAAGTAAAGAACCTTGAGCCCCGTTACTCCAATTTATAGTATAAGGTGGAGTTCCTCCTGTTACGTATAAGGTTATTAGACCATTAGTTGAATCAGGTGTTGACGCATTAATACTATCACAATCTAAACCTAATGGTAGAAGTGTTATTATATTACAACTATTTCCACTTAATAAACCCATCTTACCAAGTTGCCCCACTTAATCTTTTCCAACCTGACGTATCTCTATAATACAAATAGGATGAATCATACGTTATTTGTCCGACTTCACCTGTTGGGTCCGTTGTTCCTGTTGGTGTGATAGAATTACCTTTAACAACAAAATTTGGAACGTACACAGTTTCAGCCTGAGTTCCTGAAATTGAAATACCTCCTAAAATTACTGAATGGTCAGCCATTAATGTTGAATTTTCACTACCAACTATTGCTGAATTAAAATATTTAACAACGTTTCCTAAACCGCCTAATATAGATGAATTATAACATGGGTCAGATGGTGTTGCCGCTGATATAACGTTAAGTTCTCCACCTAATATTGTACAGTTTGCGGAAGTACCCGATTGGATAGTATTCGTACTTCCCCCTAAAATAGCGCTAATTTCACCATTTATAGTGTGTTGTTCACCAAATCCAAAACTCGCATATCCGTTTGAAGTATTGTCGGCGCCACCAAGAAAACTTATATCTCCGTATATTTCATTACCATCACCTATAGAAAACCCGATACTCGCTTCTATTTTATTACTATCTCCGAATGACGATGAACTAGTTCCATAAACTTTATTGTTAGACCCAAATGCTGAAGACGCATTTCCAAAAACTTTATTACTTTTATTAGTGGAAAATGTGCTACGACCAAAAGAATAATTTCCTTGTCCACCAGCGAACGAATAGGTCCCAATTGCTCCAGACTCGAAACCTTTTACAGATGCACTTTTACCTCCTGCGGTTTGATTACCACCCCAAGATGATGGGTCATTTGTATCGCCCACATATAAATTACCTGTAGTAGAAAGTCCAGTGTCATAAAGGTATATAATAGTCCTACCACCACTAAATGTTGTTCCTGAGACTTTTTGAAAATCGTCAGATAAAGTTGCCGCGAAGACAGAATTATCAATCCAAATAAATTCATTATTTGTATAATTCGCTGTGACGTTTCCATAAACACTACTTAAATAAAGTACTCCTGAAGTAAGTCCTGTTGCCAAATACGCAGTATTTGTTCCTGCTCTTGTACTAGTTCCTTCAGAGTGTGAATTGGAACCAAATGCCTTTGTGTTAGACCCTTCAGCGTGTGATGTAGTTCCCGAAGCAATTGTATCCACACCTTCAGCATGACTGTAATTACTTAATGCTTGTACATTATCTCCAAACGCAAAACTCAATGTATTTTGAGCGTCAGACCCTGTTGATTGGACCCTGTTATGTACTGTTATTTCGTTTGTACAGGCGTGGATATTATTTGTATAAAAACTTGTAATACAATTACCTGAACCACCTGTAAATGGTGTTGTTAGTCCTGATACGGTAAAGGTTCCTCCTGTTGTGTTAGTAAAAGTTATAGTCCCTCCTGAAGATACTGCAGTTCCTCCTGTTAAATAAACATCAGGTGAACCTCCGAATAAAGGTACTAATTGTGATAATCTTGCCTTATATGATGAGCCAGTTGGGCTTTGTGATGTGTCACCAGTTATTACAATATGTATGAGGTCATTAAGTGTTGCTCCTGTAGCTAATGTCCTTGATGTTAAAGTTGCCATTTTTTATTTTATATATATCAAAGTTTATTGAAAGTTATATGGTATTCCATCTTGAAATTCAAAACATATTAGGTCTTGAAACTGTTTATAGTTACATAAACTATCAGAACAGAACTCACAACCATTGCTGTCTATTATTTTAACAACATAACTATCCATCGATTCAAAGGAAACAGGTAATGTAAATGAATATGGAACTGAAGAAATTGTTGCAATATATTGACAAGTTCCGTATATCCCACATTCGTCACAAACCCAAATATCGTATGGACTTGTTCCTGAAGTTATTGTATTTAGTGTTACTATTGTTGCCATTTTTTTAACATACTCCGTTTACTGTGCAAAACTCGGTGATTACACCACTGTTGTCGACACTATAAATTTTATTTCCGTATCTAATATAATCAATCGTTAATGGATATAATAACGATGAATTACTATATACTGTTACTCCTGTTTGTATTTGATTAACTGATGGATGAGTGTAGAATATTGTTTGTAATCCAAAATTAGTTAATTGACATCCAGGGCAATTAACCGAATATGCTCCATTACCAATCCATTCGTTAAATGTTCCAACAAGTGGTTCAACTTGTAGACACTCTGCACAATCAACATAAGTTGTGGCAGTAGTCGCTGTAAATCTATTTTCATTTACCACAATATAACCTGAAGGTGGAACATAATTTATGAAGTATCCTACATAACTATAACAATTTCCAGAATAATCTCTAATTACTTCTCCCGGGTCTAAATTAGTTGGTGGGGTTGCTGTTTGTGTAATCATCGATGTTGTCGTACAAGATGTAAACACAAAGTAAGTACCAGGTGCGTAAGTAGGTGTTGGGGTTGGTGTTGGTGTAGGTGTCGGAGTCGGTGTAGGTGTCGGAGTCGGTGTAGGTGTAGGTGTTGGGCAAATCGTACAAGCGGTATATGCTGAAACCACTAACTTAACTGTTGCATTAGGACTTGCTGTTGTATCTTGTATATATGTTGCACATTTTAATTGGTCATTAATAACCCCTAAGAATGTTTGTCCTGTTGATATTGGTGTGCCTGATAATTCCAAAGGACCTGAAACGTAATAAGAAACGTTTTCGTTACAATCTCTTAATTCCTTAACTCTAAAACATATAAAGTTTCCATCGTCTATTGTAAATGTTACAGTTTCACCAGTCAAATTGATTGTTGGTGTAGGAGTGGGTGTTGGGGTTGGTGTTGGTGTTGGTGTTGGTGTTGATGCACTAACACTAATGTTTACTGTAAAAGCACTACATATATTTGGAGTTGGTGTTGGTGTAGGAGTCGGGGTTGGTGTTGGTGTAGGAGTCGGGGTTGGTGTTGGTGTCGGCGCATCACAATCAACATCATATGAAAAATCAAAAGTATCACATACAGGAGTTGGTGTTGGTGTTGGGGGAACACAATCACCAGGATAAAATAAGTCGGTAAAAAGATTTGGACAAACAGAAGTCGTTGGGTTTTGTCCGTAGAAGAAACAATTTGTACCAGGTGCTGTACCTAAACACCATTTTGTAGCACTTTTATAGATATACCCTGGTTGTGTTCCTCCTGTGAAAAAGGGGAATCCGTTATATCCTCCCGCAACAACATATGTTCCGGTGTATGCAGAATATTCATCTTTATTTATTACAACACAATATTTATTAGAACAACATTCTCCTGTTGCACAACTTGAGGCGGTACATCCTGTTTGTAGTCCATATGTTCCATTAGGTACATAACTTGTTGCGGTAAACCCTGACGTAAACGCAGAAACAATTGAATAACATCCACTTACAACAGATGCATCATAAGTAATATAATAAACAGAAGTTACAGCCGAAGTCCCAGCGGTCCAATTAGTTTGGTTTGTAAAATATTGTAAACCGGGGTAACAACAACTCTGTAAAAGTATATTTGCCATTAAATTTTCTTTTTATATAAATAACCCAAAGTTTTTTTTTGCATTTAAAACTCCAAATTTATTTCTTCAGGTTTATAACAGTAAAAATGTTTGTATGCATGAATAAATGCAACATCTTTTTGTTCTTCCATAGGTACTGACCATCCTGTTTTATCCCACCAATTTCCTATATTTTTGTCTTCGTATTGTGACCAATCATCCCATGGTCCCCAAGTAAATCCAAAAAATTGAAATAAAAATGAAAGAGTTGCATCACACCACTCCACAGGCCTTGAGTCTAATTTATATATTTCGTCCCAAGGTACTTCACCTAATCTATTATATATTTCTATAAACTTTTCTCTATTGAAAATTGCACCACCACAAGCCCCATAATTTTCTAAAGACCCTAATTCACTCCAAACGTGTCTTGAGTTGTCTTTAATATTAAATTTATTTTTTAGATATTCATACAATTCTTTTGTGTAATATGGTCCATAAGCTCCTGATATATCAAACTTTGGTGGTATTGTTATTTCACATTTACACCAAACATCATCTTCATAATGAATAATCCATTCAACGTCTTTAAGTGTTGTTAGACAAGCCTCATATATTCTTGTCAACCACCGATATAATCCATCTTTATCAACAAAAACTTTACCTGAATGTAGGTTATTAACTCCTTGTTGTTTAATCCAAGTGTAGTCACAATTAAATTTTTTTGCCACAGGCTCTAATAACTCCGAACCATCTTCAAATAAAGAAATTGGTGCGTTTGGATAAAATTTTCTAAACTGTTCAATTGCTTTATAACAAGCAACTAATTTATGACCTGATTGGTAAAAAACCCCTATATTCATATTTCACCTGTAATTTGTTTAACCCAACCACTTTGTCTATGGTGTATCCAAATTGACCAACTTTTTGTTGTTCTATCCACCAAGAATGTTCTTTTTATATTTACGTAATCACTTTTTACTTCATACAATTCTTTGATTTCATTACTATTGGCATCTTGTCTATAAATTTCATTTCCTAAATCGTCCAAAAATGAAATTGCCCAAAAATCATAATCATCTTCAGGGGCTTCTAATCTTGGAACAATTATATTGTATGTAAACATAAAACTTTCTTTTTTATGCCAATCAGTTTCATCATTAATGGGTGGATTTTCACCTTTCAATGTCTTTGGATGTAATTTTCTATCTAAAAAATTAATACCCGCATACAATTCATAATCACGATGAGTTCTTACATTACCTAATCCATATTCCCCCAAGTCAATACCATGGTCTTCTTCTTGTAACATGTGTCTAAGTCTTATTTTGGACTTAGTATCCATTTCCCACCATGGTTCTTCAACTACCCCACTTTGTTTGTTTTCCTCATTAAAATCCGTCCAATGTTTTGTTCTACCTTCTCTTGTGTATTCATGCCAAACAACTGTTTTATGTGGGTGAAATAAATCATAACCTAATGTATATGACCTAATAGATAAACTGATTTCATCACCAGCAAAGTAAATGTTGGGGTCATACTTATATTCTTCACAATGTTTTCCAATCGTAAAGAAAAAGTGACCACTAACAAATCTTGCAGGTATTGGTTTATCTAACTCTTTCCAATTTGGAATTTCGTGAGGTCTAAACATAATTGTTCCTCCCGGTGTGAAGTTAGATGCAACCATTTTGTATGGCTCAACATTTAATAATTTATTAGTTTTGGGTTCATACATGCCTGCATATGCAGTAATGATTGGTTTTTTTGAACCTGTCATTTTCATCATTTCAATCAACTCAATATCCCAATCCTGTAAGAATCTATGGTGTGAATCTAATTGTAATGTGTATTCTTCTCCGTTCCATAATTTTTGAATTTCTGAACGAGCCCAACACAGTCCTTTACTTTTTGACCAATGATAATCTAATATTTTGAATCTTTCGTCATTTGCAAATTCTCCCATAGATTCATTTTCATCTCGTTGCCAACAAATACCAAAGGTTAAATTCTCAGGGTTTTTTGCCTTTGAAATGCAGTCTCTGATTGTCGGTAAAAGTTCGGGGTCTCTATAAGACGCAATTTGGACAAATATTTTCATATTATCATTTTAAACAAAAATAATACCTCAAGACTAAAAATAAATAATTAAACTTGTGTGATTGTAACAATCAAAGATGGAATGGCCGGTCTAGTGGGTGATGTAAAAGGTCCTGCATCATATTGTAAACCTAATCTTGTGTCATCTACTCTAAATTTTAATTCTAAAAATTCATTGGCTGAAAGGTCTATTACAAAATTCCAAGCAGCTACAGTTCTACCATTATTAGAATTTACGACAACTTGTGTATTTGAGTTAGTAACATTACTACCATTTTTAGCTAACCATATATCCATAGTTTGTGCTGAACCACCACCTGTTGATTCTAATTGAGCGGAAAATTGTAAATTATAAACACCGGCACTTGCAACAACAAATTTTGTATTTGCCGATAATGTTACACCATTAGAACCAGTATTGGTGTCCGCACTCATAGAAAACGCACTAGAGGTACTTGAAACATATTGGTCCGTTGTGGACAAAAAAGACCCCCATGCTCTACCACTACCATCGACGCCACTGGTTCCGTTAGTTCCGCTAGTACCATTTGTACCACTGGTTCCGTTAGTTCCGCTTGTGCCGTTAGTTCCGCTAGTTCCACTTGTACCGTTAGTTCCCGAGGACCCGCTAGTTCCATTTGTACCACTGGTTCCTGAAGACCCATTAGTTCCATTTGTGCCTGAAGTTCCGGCAATTGATGCAGTTATAGCACTAAATGGTACTGCTTCTGTTCTACCTGATATTATTGGATTGTAATTTACAATTACCAATAATGAATTAGAGTAACCTGTCGATGCTGCAGGTAAGGATGATATTGGTAAATCCGGCATAGTCTTTTATAGATAAATATTATTTAAGTTATTTTGATTCTAAAACCATCTTCCTGTAATATATAAAAACCAGTTTCTTGTAATAAATAACTTCCACAATCCACTTCTATTTCCATGATACAACCATTAGCATCTATAATTTTTATATATATAACATCTTCATTTGGAAAAAAAGATTCTGAATTAATAACTACATTTGGTGGTATTGAAGTAACTCCTGACACATAAAAACAATAGGTATTTGATGGGTCACAAATGAAAACATCATAAGGACTTAATCCGCTAGTTACTCCTGTTATTTGTATATTCATATATTAACAATTTATTTCATAAAAAGTTTCACAACCATTACCATCAATCGCTTTTATTATTAAGGTATTTGCTGCAGAATAAAATGCAGATAAAACATAAACGGTAAGTGTTGTACCAAGTAATGAACAATTATTTCCGTTTTCATCACAAACGTAATAACTAACGGGTGGTGTTCCTCCTGTCAATCCTGTTATGTCAACTGAGTACGGCATCTATGTATAACAAGTTACATCGTAGTCTATTGTTAATTCTAAAGTGAAGTTAGCATCAGCCAATGGGTCGGTGTCTCCCTCACAATTTGATTCAATGTGAATTGTATTATCTGTCAAACTTATAGTATAACTACTAATATCAGTAACACCACTTAATATCCCTTCTATTGTTGATTGCCAAACAGTGTCTTGTGGAACATCATTCAATGTTGTTGCGGTATAGAATGTTTGAGTAAATGCACTTCCGTTAATATTCATTTCAAGTATAAATTCTGCAGTATTTAAACTACATCCCGTATATCCACTTGTAACATCAATATACCCCTCATTTAACATTTCTAAAAATCCACGTTTAGCCCCAACTGTTGTTGCAAATTCATTTTGACACAATTCAACAACAGAGTATGTTGTTACATTATTTCCTGAACATGTGATTGTAAAATTGTGAGTTTGTGAACATCCGCGACTGTCTGTAACTTCAACAGAATACGTACCGGCGGTTAAACCGGATATAGTTGAACCCGTTTGTCCTGACGGAACATTATCTGACCAATCATAACTAAATGTTGGTTCTCCGTCGTATATTAATACTTGCGCAGTTCCATTTTGACCACCATAACATTGTGTTGTTGATATTGCACTAATTAAACTACCTCCCGTTGATATTGTTACTTGTTCATCAATTTGACATCCATCTGCATCAACAACTGTAAGAGTATAACTACCAGCCACTAAATTATTAAAGGTATATGAAGATAATGATGTATCTAATACTGATTGACCGTCACTTAATATATAGTCCAAAGGTGATGTGTAACCAGTCCCAACTTGAACTTGTAAAACACCATCATTTTGTGAACATGTTGAACCAGTTGTTGTTGCACTTATTTCAAACTTATCAGTAGATGCCAACGTAACAGTTGTTGTGTATTCACAGTTTGTTCCTGTTGCAGATATAATTAAGTCATACGTATCATTTGTTAAACCTGAAAACGTACTAGTTAAACTTTGTGTTGTATTGGTATATACTAAACCGTTCGTTTGTCCCGATAATATATAACTATAAAAATTATTTGAACCTTGTAATGAAACAGTTAATGAACCAAGTTGTTGACTACAATTAGAATTAGTTACTACCGTATCAACTATAAAAAATGAATTTTCAGCATTAATAAATGCACTTATTATTTGTTTACAAAAGTTCGCATCTGTAATTTCTAAATTGTAATTTCCACTTGATAAACCTGATAAGGTTAATGTATCGCTTAATGTATACCCTACTTGTGATGTGCTGGCGGAATAATAATAAGGGACACTACCCCCTGTAATTGTAAATGTAATACTACCGTCTGATGAAAAACAAGAAGGATTTACAGAAGTAACAATACCAACTCCAAGTGGGTCGGCTTCACCTATAGTATCACTTTTAGTCACCACACAACCATTACCATCAGTTACAGTACAACTATAAGTTCCAATTGTTAAACCTGTTATTGTTTGACCCGTCTCACCGTTATTCCAAAGATATGTGTAAGGTGATGTTCCTGTAAGTCCTGTGATTGAAAGTTTACCTTCATTAATCACACAAGTAGACGTATTTACTTTCCAAAAACCAAAATCAAAATTTGAAGAGGATGAAACAATTGCGTTAGATGTTGTTGCAGTTGACAACCCATAATCCACAACTTGAACAAAATATGTGTCCGCAGATAGATTTGTGAATGTATAAGGGAACAAAGTTGTTACTTGTGATTCAACAGTACCTCCTGATGTGGATAATATTAAAGTATAAGGCGACATTTGAGAGTCGGCACTTACAGTTAGTGTTCCATTATTTTCTCCACATGTGGTTGGTGTTACGTCAATAATGTCAGTATAAAAACAACCTGTTATAATAACGTTTATATATAATTCGTTATTTTCAAACCCTTCAGAATCATTTAACCTAAACACATAGGTGTCGGCGGTTAATCCTGAAAATGTTATTGGACTTGATGACGTTTGAGCACTTATTCCACCAGGTTGTATATTATCTATTGTGTATGGAGGTATTCCACCATATGGTGAAAATGTTACAGAACCCGTTGGGGATGAGCATGTACCTGTGATTGTAAATGTTAGTCCTAATGGTTGGTCATCGCAAGTTGGTGTACAAGCGGACATTGTGTTATAAACACCAAATGTTGATGCTGAGTACGCACTATCAAAACAAATAGTTTCCCCTAAAGAAACTCCAACTACAAAGTTACCACAACAATCATAGTACCTATATACCCCATCCGTTAAACCCGAAAAACAAGCCATTAATTACAATTTATACTAGCGTTTATACCTATATTTAAGTACAGTTTTTTATTTGTGAAGTCATCATAACAAGTTGAATTACTTATTACTAAAGTTTTACCCGCAAAATAATAGTTTAGTCCATGATTATATAATTCTTGTAATTTGTCATCAATTGCCGCTGTTATTTGAGCAACCGTTGGCACATCATAAAAACCATATCCTGTGTAGAATTGCTCTTGAACTAAAATCGTACTGTCTAATCTACAATCCACAAACCACTCCGATACTATACTTGTTAAATCACAATTGGCTTGAGTGTACCCACTCTGTTTTACAACCGCACTTAAAACTTGTGTTAGATAAGTTTGTGGACTGTCAAAGTTTAATTCACATCTTAAAGTTTGGTCTATACAATCATATCCAAATAACTGACCGTCAAATGTACAAGGTACACATTCAACTTGTATAAATTGACATCCTCTTTGTCTTCTCCATATGAATTTTTGTCTATGGAAAATTGAGTTTTCCATTTTTTGGCCCGTGAGCCAAAGTGTTGTTGCAGGAACCAACTGTTCCAATAATCTTTGCCAATAATCACCAATACCTAATGTATAGTCTATCATTTTTTGATAGGTAAATTGATTGGAAGGTATTCCTACTGTTTGTTGTGATTGAAGGTATTTCCAATATATTGATTGAAGTGTAGGGTAACCACCTGTCTTACCGTCGAAAATTGTTTGTCTATTTCTAACATTAATCATGTTGGTAAAGAACGATTGAGCAAATTCAAAAAATGTTTTTTGTTTTGGTTGTGGGTTTACAAAAGTCCAATCTATCGCTCCTGGATATGGATAAGGTGACGTTAAACCGGTATTTGGAATTGGGTAATCGTATTTAACACACATATCCCACACATCATAAACTAACCCTTGACCCATATTAATATTTAATTCAATATTTTTTGAGTTTATAAGTTGTTTGTCGTTTGTAATGGTGTAATCAACCCCATTAAAGTTTGAATTATTTTTTCTGTTTCCTATGTCGTCAACGGACCAAGACTTTTGGTTGTCGTAAATTTTTGTTATTGTATACCCTTCATTCAAAAATGGAAACTTAGTAAACCTGTCTAAGTATTCTTGACCATATGAAAAAGGTTGTAGTTGTGTTACAACACTTGGTACGTTTTGGTCAAGTTGTGAATTTTCTAAATCGACAACTTGTGGTGACCTGTGTTTTGGGCTAGATTCAAACCAACCTGAACCTTTTTGGAAAAAGTAATCATCTGTCTGTGTTGGTGACTTAGGGTAACCATCGTCAGAAATACCATAATCATTTCTTGACGTTGTTACAGTTTGCACTTCTCCGTTTGTTGTAAATCCGGTATATGTTACTCCTTGAATAGAAAATGTATTTGTTGGGTCTAATGCAGGTTTTTCAACATAAACCGTACCTCCACTTATTTTAGCATAATTTTCTTTAAATTGGTCCACATTAATTTTTGAATCGACCAAATACACAACTTCATTAAATTCTGTTATTGCTTCAGGTGCACCAATCAATCTCATTATGTATTCCAAAGATGTTCTTGTTCCTTTGGATTTAAACATATATGCTGAGTTTAGAATTACATTTCTAAAATATTGATAGTTTAATTCTGATGGTGTTTTTTCTTCTGCTTGACCTGAATAAATTTGGTCGGTTGTTGTACTAAACACCGCATCTAATAATTGGTCGTTATTAATTGGCGATATATTTGTATTTACCCCCAAGGTTTGTGCTAAATTAGTTAGTAACTGTGATGGTATATCATTTCCCACAACATAGTTCACTGAGTTCATATTCGCCAAGGCATCAATAAACTTTTTAACCTCATCAAAACTTCTACCATATATTTGTAGAATTTTTTCCATCTTTTGGTCCTGAGTGTCAAAGTCCTTGAATGCCCCTGTTGTTAGAAATCTTGAAATCAAATTGGTTTTGTAATCGTCAAGATTAAGTGCGATTTCACTTAAAGTTGTTAAATACGTGTCAAAATTAGATGTCACAATATCTAAATTCCATAAACCGTCCAATACCCATGTTACACTTTGTACTTTTAATGTAAAAATCCCATCTGAATCGTAGTATGGGTACTCAAAAATCGCAGTATACTTTGGTTGGCTATTTCTATTTAATATAAAATCCTCAACCTCATCAAAATCATCTTGGAATATTTCAGCAGTTTTTTGTGTATTTGGTTTTACTATAAATGTTTCTGTTGAAATTGTTTGTCCTGAAAAAGGGTCACCTTCAACTGTGAATGTAATTGTTCCTGCTGTTAATGTCGCTGAAGGTATAAAATCAACTACAGGGTATTCTGTTGTAAGAGCAGAAAAATATAAACTAAAGTTTTCGTAGTTATTTGTTAAATCACGGTATTTTGAAACTTTTATAGGTCTAACTTGAATGTTTCTTGCTGCGTTTACAGAGAAGTCAATGTCAAAAGGATTAACTATCCACGGAACATCAACATCAAACGTTGTTAAATTTTCAATAGGGTCAAAAGCAATATTTGTAGCGGTGTATCCTGTTGTAAATGACAGAGTCGTTCCTCTTACTTCTAAGGCCGCCGGAAAATAACTTATTATTTTTGTTACGGACGCTGATAATCTTTTTTGAAGTGAACCATACAACGTAAAACTCGTTACTTGTGATATATCAAAATTTGGATATACTGAAAAGTTTTTTTGTATGATTTTTTTTGTTTGTTCAACATCTTCAATATTTAAATTTTCTAAATTATAAAGTTGTGAGAAAACACCTAAATCAAAATTACGATTTACCTTTTCATAAATGGCAGTTGTAAACTGAAAGTTTCCTTGTGTTAATCCACCTCCTGTCACCAACTGTAATCCAACTATGTTGTCAAACGCAGTTAAAGTTCCTACAGGTGGAGCAGGTGGATATCTAAATATTTGTTTTGCCATTATTCAATAATATTGGTAAAGTTTTTACTGTAATCAATGTTATTATTTCTATCTTGTCTAACTTCAAATAGAAGTTCACTAAAGTTGTTTCTAATTTCAAATAGGTTGTATTGTTTGTAAATGTTTCCTGCCGTATCGTAAAGAGTGTAAATACCATCCTCAATACTTTTGGTTTGATTACCATAAAGAGCAATTGCTAAAGTGTCAATGTCGTATTCCGCCATTTGAACATCAATAGTAATAGGATTAAAGAAAGTATTTGTTATTATAATATTTTGGTTTGGTTGACCTATAAAAGGAATTGCACTTGGTTTATTAGATGGAGATGAAGAAGGTGAAAGTGTACAGAAAATTAAATCTGTTGGGTTGTCTACATATCTATATCTAATAGACTTTTGTGTTGTGTTAACCTGTTCTGTAATTACAGGTTCACAATAAAATGATGACGTAACAAGTCTATAAAAGTTTGGTATTTTTGTTCCGTTATTATTTAAGTATTCAACTCTAAAACCAACAAGTCCTTGATTAACAAATTTATTTCTATACTGTGAAGGAACATTATTAATATCAATAATAATACCTTTTACGTTTGGTAGTGCCGATAAAACTCCACAGTCATTTATTGTTGTTCTAATTTCAGCAGGTCTAATCATTAAAGTATAAATCCCCAACTTACTAAACTCGGTTGCGGGCAATCTTAAATTATATAAACCACCTAAAATTTCCACGTTATTATTACCACCAGTATCTGAATTATGAAAATATGGTGTTAATATATTTGCGGCATTTAATTTTTTTAATGTGAAATTATTTGTAACATCCCTTGAAGGTGTATAGTGTAAGATGATTTCAACATCATCAGGTGATACATCAGCGGGTCTTGTTATTCCATATGTGCCAAGTGCCATTTTTTTATTTTATAAATAGTTTATGTCTTTTTTTATGTTGTATTAATTTTATAATATCCGTAACCATATCTCACCATATCACCAATATTATCGACTTCACCTAATCTTTGTAATGGTTCAAACGCACTATATTTACCTCTTTCAATATAAACATCGCTTTGAACTTCAGGGTCCATAACAAAATCTAACAAATATTCATTTTTTGTAATCGCTGA